AATAATAGTTAGCGGTAATGCGAACCAAACACATCATCCACCGCTATGTTATAATATTCCTTTTCCTTTTCAATCCCAATAAATCTTCTGTTCAAATCCTTAGCACCTAAACAAGTTGTCCCACTACCCATTGTGTTATCAAGTACATACTCGTTTTCTTCACTATATGCAGTAATCAACCACTTTATTAAATCCAAAGGTTTTTGAGTTGGGTGCTTTTGGTCTTGTCTTCTCCATTGTTGTGGATAGTCAAGTACAGTAATTGGGTGTCTTGTTCCTTTATTGTCAGTCTGCACCCCTTTTATTCCGTACTTCATATTGTTTTGTTTGTTTGGTGTCCATTTACGTTTATACGGCTTTCCTTCCGTAAGTTGTGGTAAGTAATAACTTGCACTTTCACCAAATACTAATATCATTTCGTGTTTTTTAAGTGGCATATATTTAGCGGTAAAAGGGCTTCCACACTTACTTTTCTTCCAAACCATATCGTATCTAAATAACCTTTCGTTACTAAGCGCAAGTTTAAAAGCAAACATTCCAGCACCAAACAAAACAATATTTCCCTTTGGTTTTAATATGCGTTCATATTCAACCCACAACTTGTTTAGGTCTAAAACACTATCCCATTTATTTGCAGTCGTTCCATAAGGCAAGTCAGCCAAAATAAGTTGAACAGATTTATTGGGTATCAAAGGAAGAATATCCATACAATCCGCATTGAACAAAGCACTACCGCCAACATTGGCTATATGTAATGCCTTATTTCCTGATTCGTATTTAAGTTTTTCTATATCCATAAGCTCCTACTTCGTATTAATTTTTTTGGTAGTTTATCGGCACTACACATAGCCCTATCCGTTATACCTCATTGCGCCAAAAAAATTGTAAATAAATTTGAAAGCTAAATACATGGCGCAACGCACGCAAAACAGAAAAAGTTTTGCTGGTATAACACCATGTATATTTTATAGCTGTATCGTTCATTTATTAGGCGTTTCTGCGTAAATCCGTTTTAATAATTTTCCCACCGCACATTAGTTTTTTCAAAACTATTTGGATTCAGATATTTCTTTTATGGAGTTTTCCCATTTTTCAATTGATTCCTGATAGCTTTTAATGTTTTTTGTTAAGCTATCAATAGACCTATGTTTAAGGTCGTTTAACTTTTCGGCATCTAATTTTATTCCATATTTTTCAGCTAATTTTTTATCATCTGCCGATATTTTATCTTTTTCAGACAATATGCTTTCGAGTTTTGCAATGGCTTCTTCTTTAGTATGAAATGGAATAAACTTTTTATGTCCGCCGGAATAATCATAATAATCTCCAATAGCATATGTAAATGAACCGTCATCTTTACCAAAAAATGAAATCAATCTCAATCTTTCCTCATAGCTTTCGTTAAATTCAGCCATATCCATGATTTTCAAATCATATCCAGTAACAAGAATATACTTTATGTCGCCACAGATATAATCAGCCATTAAATCAAATGTTTCAGGCTTAATTTTATCAATAGCAGACTTTATATATTCTATTTTATTTCTAAATTCTTTTGTTATCTCTCTATGTCTTTTTTCTAAACGAGACATTTCGTCTAATCTTTGATTATACTCTTTTTTATAACGTTCTTCAACTTCTTTAATCCGTTTTTCTTGCCATGAAACAGCGGGAAAATCATGCAAACTTCTAACAACGAAGTTTTCACCAGAAGGAACTTCCTGATTATTTACTATAAAAACTTCCTGCACTATCTTTTCTTGTGCATTAAGATTTCCAATAACTACTACTTTTTTACCGTCTGTTGTGTACTTAAATTCATTCATTGTTTTATATTTTAAAGTTTAAAAAATCCCTCTCAAAAATTATTAAAACTACGTCAGTTTTTCATTGAACATTCTGCATTAATCACGCTACAAAACATACATTTTCCGTTACCTGCAATAAAAATTACTTGTCATCTCTTTTAGGGCAAGTATATCTAACATCGCCTTGCAAGTATTTAATCGCATTCCAAAGGTCATCTAATACTATTGTGCCAAGTGGTAGTAAGTTCCCTTTTCCATCTTTTACGCCAGATAGATAAATAGCCAAGTCTTTTAAACTATCAGTTCCTACTATAATTTTTTCTTGCATTGGTTTGTTGTTATCTTCCATAATCGTAATTTTAAAAGCAGGTAACAACGTGTATAAAAAATAGCTGTTAAGTGCTTTGGTTAATGTTATTTTATTTTTGTTTACTCTTTTACTAATTCAATTTTTAAGTGTGTTAAAACGCTACATTTCATACACAAATACGTTGTGCTTCATTAAAACGAAAGCACAACATGCAATATAAAACATGCTTAGTGTAGTGCTTCGTTTCAATGTTTCTACAAGTTTGACCATAATTAAATATTTTTTTGCCCGCCCGCTTTGGTTTTTTCAAAACCATTAGGTTTTCGTAGTTTTGCAACAAATTCAAATCCAGTTCTTACATTGCCGTTTTGTCCAAACCCATTGCCATTAGTTTGTACTTGTCTTACTTCTTCAAGCATAAAACCTATCTCAATTAAAATTTTAATATGCCAAGAAAAAGCATCCACAATCTTTCCTTTTCGTATATGGTTCTTAAAATTTAGTATAAACAACCCATCTTTTTTCAAAACCCGATACGCCTCTTTCCATGCTTTAATGTGTAAATTCCGATAATCTTCGCCCCATTGCATTTTACCGCTATTATTATCGTTAAGAGTTCTACCCAACTTATGTGTGTATGTATTCCTACTACTTCCGTCATTAGCATTGTGGCAATCTGCCATTCTGTTGCCATATGTTGGGCTTGTGCATATTGCATCAAATTCGCAATTCGCAAATTGCAAATCCGTAGCATCTCCAACAATAGTTCCTTCTTGCATACCCGCCCATTCTGGTTCAATTTCAACACCTATTGTATCAAAAGGCAAGCTATGTATCTTTCCTGTCCCAGCGAACGGGTCTAAAACAGTCTTGCATCCTTGAAGCATTTCTTCAAATACTGGTAAAAGTGCATCTGTATATTTAGCTGGGTGCTTTGGTTTATTCATAAAAATCCCTCCCTAAAAAATATTTAATTATTACCGTTGTGCTTCGCATCATAGTTTCTGCGTAATTGTCGCACGTTTCATATTGCTGTCCGTTATGTGGCATTTGTTTCAATCTTCCAGTACATACTACAATAATCAGGGTAAAGTGGCTTTTCTTTTGCAGAATGTTCACCGCTAAACACCTTCATTTCTGTATGGTCAAGAAAGTCTTTCATAAAATAATGTTCACCACTTTCGTAATCTTTTTCAGTCTTGTAAGCACAAAAACGCCACATAACAACAGGTATAGTTAATGCTCGTTCTTCTGCTAAGTCGTAATATTTTTTCTTTTTACTCATTTCTATTTTTAATTAAAGTGAATACTTCTATGGTCGCACTAATCATACCTGTGGTACGTTAGCAGTAATACTACATTCCATCTCCGAATGAAGTTATCACATTAAATTCTTTTTCTTTTCTTTTTTCTTCCACCCTCTTTTTTGAATTAGTAAAATGTTCTAATTCTTTTTCAATGCCAATGAAATTTCTATCAGTATTTATACAAGCAATTCCTGTTGAACAACTCCCCATCGTATTATCTAGTACCAAGTCATTTTCATCAGTATATGTTTTGATAAGATATTCCAACAAATCAACAGGTTTTTCAGAACTATGTAATCTACTGTAATTATCTACACACTTAAACTCTAAAATGTTTGTTGGAAATCTTGTTGTTTTACCACCTTCGTAATCTCTTGTATTTGTTCCGTGATATGCTTTTCCATTACTGCAACCTTTTGCACTATTTGTTGGTATGTGTCCATCTGTTATTTGTGGATAGTATTTACCTTTTTTGAAAATACATATTTCTTCAATTTTTCTAATTGGCATTCGTTTAGCGTGAAAGAAATTAGTTCCTTGATTTTTCAACCAATACCAACAATATCTAAAATCCTTTTCATTGCTTGAAATTATTTTGGTTGTAAATGGCTGTGAAGCAAATAAAGCAATCGTTCCGTTTTTCTTTATTATTCGGTTGTATTGTTTCCAAAGTTCAATCATATCAATATGTTCATCCCATTTTGGTGCTGTCATCCCATAAGGTAAATCACAACAAATAAAATCAATACTTTTATCAGGTATCAATTTCATTTGTTCTATTGTATCTCCGTATCTTAAATCTATTGTCATAATTTTATTTTAATATTTTACCACCACACAAAAAAGAAAAGAAAAAGGTTCTGTTCTTCGATTGAGTATTTGTGGTTTAAATCCGTACTACTGCTAACAGCGTATATAAGAAATGGCACATAAACATTTGTGCTAAATTTCAAGTTCGTGCAAGTGCCACTTCTCATATACGCAAACCGTTAGCGGTCAGTTTTTTACCTTTAAATAATAAGCATACAACTCCTCTGTTGTCAAATGACCAACCGTGTGAATATACCAACTACCACCCCTGTATCTAAACCAGCTATCAGCTTGCATTTTTTTAGCAATCCAGTCTGCGAACAAAACCGAACCGCTAACATTGTGCAAATGTAAACCGCTCGCTTCGTTGTTGCGTTCAGCCTCCGCGCGTTCTAAAAAATCATTCTCAAAATATTTTTTAATCTTTTTGCGCTCAGATGTTTTTAATTTAGTTATTTGTTTTTTGTGATATCCGGCTGTATAGTATTTGCCATTCCTTTTTACAGAATCGACAGTATATTCTAAAATTTTGTCGTTTATAATAATTGTAACATCATGTGTAAATGTTTTTACTCTTTCTTTAAAATAAGTTATTTCCATCGCGCGTTAATTTATAGTTTCGTAACTCGTATCAATGTTCATCTGTAATTCAATAGCGGTCAGCACTTGCACTTTGCCGTTATAGTGCATTGCCCACCCGCTCAAAAACGAATTGCTTCGGAAGTAAATTTGAGCATAGGTAAATACTTTTAAATGGTACGCCCTTTAGTTCTATTCCTGTCTTTATATAATCAATTCGTTTATCAAACACCATTATTTCAAATTTGTGGGTACTTAATAGTCCGTACCGCTTTTTGCTATCAAATAAACCTGCTTCATTAATCAACATTGCAAATGGTTTATTAAGTCCAAACAACCGTTCTAAAATCGGTTCTCGTAGGCTGTATGGTGGGTTACTTATAATTAGGTCGTAATTTTGTTCAGGTTCATACTCGAAAAAGTCTTTCCCTTCGTCAATATGTGAGTGTATAACATTATGGCTTTCACTCAGTAGTTTCACAAAATTACTTTCGTTCGTATCAAACGGACACCAAACGGTTGTTTTCGGTGGTAAATATGGTAAAAGCGGTACTATTGCGTAATCTTTAGTATAGTACTCATCGGCTTTGTTCTGTTTAAATTGGTGATTTGCCATCGCTCAAAAACGCACTATAACAATTTATATAAGTAATAGCCGTTGTAGTGCAATTATTAGGGCTTATTACTCTGTTTAACATTTGCAATTATTTCAAAGTTCGTGTTTCAAATCGGCTACTACTCATATAAGTATCCGTTATAAAACATTTTAAGACACATCATATGTCGAAAAATATTCACCATCTATATAAACTATTGCTTCATTTTCACGGTACTTTATTTTAATGTTTGAGCCGTAATTTAACTTTTCTCTGAGTAATTTAAGTAAGTCTTCTAAATACATAATAAAAACGTTTTATAACAAAAGCTATAAACAAAAAGCCTCTGTTTGGTTTGTACTTTTAATTATATTTTATGGTTCGGCTTTCAGTTCATAGCCAAGCCGTTAGCGTTCAGTTTGCCGATTATTGCAAATTTTCCAAATTGTTCCGTTCAGACATTTTCCATTGTATTGGTCTAAGCATGGTCTGTAATGGCAAACCGCATCGCTAACATGCGGTTTATTGCAGTTGCTCAGCTCGTCCGAACTTTTTGCCAACGCGCGGGGAAGCCATTCAAAACTTATAACCGAATCAACTCTTTTTTGTCCCTGTTTTTCGTACCAGTCAAATAGCTGGTCTTCCTCGGTTTGCGTTTCTGGTGTAATATGTGGCACATTATCTGTAAATTGTATTTTCATCCTACGCTCGTATTTTTATGGTTATTTACTCGTATCAACTTATTCGGTTATTGTAGCGGCAACCGACAACAAACCGCCAGCCGTTAGCAATAATAAAAACTAACAGTATCAATATGTACCGCCTATTTTGTCACTGCCGCAATTTGCACAGCTTGTAAAATTAAAATGTTCTATATTATATGGATTCCATTTGTATCCACATTCCATACATTTACAATAGTCTTATTTAAAATCGTTTTTACTATTGCTAACATTATGCAAATTTAAATTTTTAATTTTCCATTCTGCATATTCGTTCATTGCGTTCAATATCGTGGCTTCCTTGCCTATATCTTCCAAACAAGGTTCCCAACTTCTCCAAATTTCAAGCATTTTTAAAGTGTCGTTTTTACTCATAATATTTCAATTTAAAATTAAAAATCAAAACTTGCACTTGTCCGTTAGCAATCAGTTTGCTAACCATCTATTCCACATTTAATACACTTTAATGCAAATGGTATGTCAGATTCTTCGTTTGTTGTCCACTCGTGTTCGCAAACCGCCGTTTCGTCATTTATTTGCGCTTCGTGCTTAACGCCACATTCGCACTCATAAATAACTTTTGTAATCGGGGCTAATTTGTTGCATAAAGGGCAAATAAATTCCTTCACTTTGCTAACACCATGCAAAGGTAATGCTGCGCTCTCGTCCAAACTGTTTCCCGATGCTCGTTCTAATTCAAGAATATAATTAGCCAAATATTCTCTTTCATTAATCGTTAGAATATCAGCTTTTGTTTTGCCAATTAAAGCACTCACAATCATTTTTCGTTCCAATCCAAGTTTATTCAATTTGTTAATGTAATCCATCGCTCGTATTATTTAATCGTTATTTACTCGTATCTACTTTCGTGCAGCTTTCAGGGCAGCACATACCCTTGCATTTACCGTTAGCAGTAATGCTATTTGTGCTTATCATAAAATTCAATTAAATGATATATGCACTTCGCATCTCCCGTACTGCTAAACATATACTTTTGCCTCAAATATTCAACCATTTCATCAAGACTTAATGTGTTCCAATCAAACATAGGTGAAGCACTACTGCTAACACCATGTAAAAAACATTGCTCGGCAAGTTTCTTAGCATCTGGCTTTGGTTCACCTATTATAATCACTTTTGGCTTTTTGTCTTTATCTTTCATATCGCAACGATTTTTTACATTTCAACGTTGTATTTCACGGTAAGACCGAGAGGTTCAGAATCTACTTTAAAAATTCTTGTTTTAAAGTAGTGAACCGAAGGGATTACGCGACGGTAGGAGCGAGTGAAATACAACGGCTTCGTGTAAACTTGAAATATGTGACCACTTTAACCGGAGCGAGCGCAACACAACAAAAGTGTAAACGTAATTTCAAACGCGAGCTTAATTTCATTTCAAGTTCCTGTATTGCTCCCAGCCTTTAAAATTGAAATCTCTTTATTCATTCGCTCAATGCGTACATCGTATTTTTTAACATCGGTCATATAACCTAAATTTTCGTGTACTTTTCTCAATTCAAGTAACCTATCTCTATAAATTTCAAATGTCTTTAATATGTCCATGATATTTCAATTTTAAATTCTTTCTCAATCCAGAAACTACGTTTACACGAAGCCGTTAGGCTTCATTTACCTCCGCACTCATAAATAATTCCCATGCCTTTTGGTAGTTCTTATGCCACATTTTTTGTAACTCAATATCTTTATCACTCCAATTGTGTTTAGGCTGTAATTCGGCATAAGAATCATCATCCCAACCCATTACAACGCCATACATAAAAGCTATCATCTTATCTTCGCTGCAATCTCTGGAGGTAAATGCGAATGTTTCGTGCAACCTTTGTAATGGGTTTGTTGGCGTTTCCATCTCATCTCTTGTTTGCCATTTTAATTCTGTATTATCTTTCATAATATTGTTTTTATCCCACCGCACAAAACGAAAGCCTAACAATGTATAAAAATAATAGGCGGTTACGTGCGTGTAGGTAGTTTATAATCATTTAATTAATTGTATTCTGTTTGCGAAGTTCAGCGTTTCAAATCGCCTACTATTCTTATACTCACCGTTACCGTGCATGCTAAATTTTAATTTAGTGCCGTGCTTAATCAGAAAGTGTTTAACCTTTAAGAAAAAGCACGACACGGTAACAATGTGTAACTACAAAATGCTCGTAGCTCGTAAAACCATTTAGCCATCACACAACTCTGTTACCAGTAAGTCTTATCTTACCATCATCTTTTGGCTGTGTTTCCATTACAATAAATTCACTTCCGTCTGAATTGTGTCTGTGCAATATTACAATTGCATCTAATTCAACTTTCCCATAAACAGAATCACCATAGTCTATGGTAACTTTTCTTGTTTTTGTTTTTCTTGTAGGCATATTTATTTATTTAGTTGCCCTCCGCGCTGTACTTTGGGCTGTTAATTCTCGTATCAAAGTCGCTGCAAATTTGAAGCAGCATTCAGTAGTTACACCAACCGTTAACGCACATGCTGAGAATCGTATTCATCAGCAGCTTTGCGTAATTCGTTATATTCTATAACAGGTACAGTAAACTTTTTGAAACGGTGTGCAATCTTTGAACCATCTACATATTCAGCAAGGTTTCCGCAGCTTTCAACAAAAGCACGTGCGTTAACACAAGCTAAATGCAAACCGCCTTCGGTATCTGAATCGGGCTTGCCAACGCTCGCAATAAATTTGGCTGTTAACTCTTTATTTCTGTAAAGAAATTCAGTTATAACTTGTGAGTTAGTCGTGTCATTGTTAACCTTCCAATCGGTTTTTTTATCAATGAAGGTTAGTAGTTCATTTAAAAATTTTTCCATCGCTTCGGTATTTTAAAGTTATTTGTTATCTGATAATTCATCGGTTATTCAAAAGGCGGTCAGCACTTAGCTAAACCGTTAGCAACAATGCCTTTAAATAATTGCCAACACTCAAAAGCCTTACACAAGGCACAGTTGCTAACACGTTGTATAAAACATGCTTGCGGTAGTGCCTCGTGCTAGCTTCGGTGCTTAATTGGAGCAAAATAATAATGCCCCACGCACAACAACTACTTTTTAATTTCAGGCCAACTCCACTCGCGCTCTCCTGTACCCAAAACAGCAGAAGTTACCCAAAGGTTTTCTTCTCCATCAAGTAGTACTTTAAGGTTTACGCACTCGTCACCCCACACAGCAGTAATAACCGCAGGTGCATCTTCTTGGTAATTGTTCATCTTGTCCTTTTGCTCTTCATCACAATGATAAATCACAATTCTACCTATTGTTGGTGTCATAACTAAATATGGGTTTTACAAAGCCCGCCCAGGGCATTATTATTTTTTCTCTCGTGTGAAGGTCAGTGCAAATTTGCCGTACTTGCCATATTGCCACCGTTAGCTACAAAGCCAACAACTGTTCGTACTTTTTTAAACATTTACGGCAAATTAAGCGTGTGTCTATTTTTGTCGGTTGCTTATCCAACGCACGAAATGGAATATTGCCGTCAGGGTGTGTATATTTTGAATCATCTTTTGTTTTATCATAGGTTGGTAAGCCAGAAAGCGATAATGTATTATAGCCACCATTTTTTACTGAATATCCTGTCGTTTTATGATCTGGTTCGCAAAGAACTTTTCCATCAACGGCAATATGACGTTTTTTAGTAGCCCAACACAAAGCAACCTTGCGTTCTGCGTTTGGCTCAGTAGCTAACACATTACATAGGTCATTTGCTTTGCTATTCGGATGTTTGGTACTTTTATTCATCGTATCTGTTTTTTGAAGTTTTGTAAATTTATTCAGGGGCAAACGCCCCATGTAATCGGCACGGTACCATTCATTCGCCCCACCGCACATCGTAATATCATTGTAACCACCAATTCCAACAACTTTTGCATCATCCCAATTACTTATCCCGTATTTAAACTCTCGCATTTCTGTGTAGGGTTTTCCTTTAAATCTAACATCGGGCTTTGGCATCTTATCAAACATGAAGAAACCATCACAGCAATGCAACTGTTTTTCGCTGTAATAAAATACGTGCGTAGCCCTATTCTTTCTAAATGGGTTACTCATAAACGCCCAACACTGCAACGAAATGGTAACAATGTGTAGGCGTAATGCCTTCGTTTTTTTAATTAAAGTTTTCATATACTTTTAGTTTTTAAGTTTTAAAACGAGTCAGTGGTGGCACTCCGCCTACACCAACCGTTATAGTGCATTTCCATCCGCACTCTAAATCTGTTTATAAAATTCAATTTCTTTTCTTGTCATAGGTACTACTTGGTAACCATAACCTTGTTCTGCTTTCCAGTTAAAACATTCTTCGTATGTACCTGCATATACCTCATTACCCTCATCTTCATGGTAAACTAAATCAATTACTTTATGTGTTTTCATTTTATAATTTGTTATGCCTACCCGCAAAAACGCACTATAACAAGCGGTCATAAAAAATTGCGGGGTTAGCGGTTAACATTTAAACTTCTACACTTATTCGCATTCATACGTGTTAACGTTTTTTTCAATTTTAAGCATTTCTCTATAATGCAGATCCACATCAATGTCCTTTAATCTATTCATGTATCCACCCCACCACCACAGGTTTTTTAAAAAAGAAATTGGCTTGTTGTGGTAACCTTCGTCACCTGTGTGATATTTGTCTATACACGGAAATATGAACCTCTTATCACAGATCAACTCTCCGTCCCTTCCTTTCAGGTGGTGAAAAGAAACATCTTTCCACGTTACGTGATCCGGTATAGGCAGGCCAGAAAACACGCACACCCATTTTCCGGCTTCTTTCAATTCTTTTTCTTTTTCTTGCTTTGCCCTGTTGTAGGCGCGTATTTCAACCTTTCTCTTTTCTGATATCTTTTTCATTTAATTTAGCTATTGATCTTACCAATACGACTGTCATAAACACAATCGCCAATATTCCAAAAATCCACCCTAATATCGTGTGGTGAAACAACCTTGCAATCGCCACGCACACAAACGAGTAAAATATTCCTTTCATTCTCTTTCTCCTATGTCTCTTAGTATTTCGTTGTATGTTCTCTTTCTATGCGTAAAGCCACACGCCGGACAAACATAAAAGTCGTGACACTTGTCCCACCTGTTTTTACGTCTTTTTGCCCTTACTAGGGTCATTTCCGTGTTACACACGTTGCAAACGCTTTCGTCTCTTTGTGCTTCTTCTATGTTCATATTAATTTTATTTTACGAAAACACAAACTCACTTCCGTAGTAAGTATGACTCCTTTTATACCCATGTGAGCGATTTTGAATGCGTTTTAAGACACTTTCCTCGTCCCGGGGCGTCATAAATATACCAGCCGCACATATCTGCGTTTATCCTCATCATGGCTGTAATTCAGAAAGTACATTTAAACAAATCTCGCTGACGGGTGTAAATATTTCGTCGTTGGATTCTTCTTTAATAAGCTCCCACACGCGATCTACTCCGTAGCCAATGACTACGTCAGTCAGTCCGTTTTCTTCGGCCATGCGCCAAATGCTTTGTTTTACTTTTTCCGGTGTCATTCTGTTGCTTTTTGAATTGCTTCTTCATGTCTCTCAATATCCTTACGATATAAATTTTTTATATCCATATCCAATTGAGATATTGACAGTAGTTTTTGAATTGATACAACGGCGTTTTTGAGTTCATTTAGCAATTCAGGAGCAGCAGCCATAACCTTTGAATTTGCTTCCATTTCTTTTTCGTCCCTATCGTAATAGGGAATTATTGCAAGGGTCTTGCCTGTTTCCATTGAAATTACATTGCCGTCTTTTGCATACCATTCTCCGGGTGTACATTGTGTTTTCATAATTAATAACATTTAAAATTTCCTAACTTAAAATTGTCTTTTGATACTTTTATTTTTTTTACCCCGTATCTAACAGGGCTTTTTCCGTCTGCCTTTGTTGGCAAGTCCCAGACGGGAGGGAATTCAATTTTTTCTTTCATTGTTCTTAGTTTAAATGATAATTATTACAACAATTGACAGTTTCAAGAAAATTTAAAACCTGTGACTCCAACAAAGTAACAAACTGTTCAGCATATTGACTTTTTCTGTCTATTGCTTTTGCAACAATTTCAACCTTGTTTTGATATGCGTCTGGCATATTGGAAGAAAAAACCAACAACGCAACTATCTTAAATCTTAATTCGATCTTGTCTTTCATAAAATGCAAATTTAATTAATAAATGTTTTGCGTGCAACATGTTATACAACATATTACCGCACTTCCTTAAAGTATTTCACACCGGAAAGCACCGCAGCGCCCCCGATTAACACTAGTCCTTCTTTGAACCAGATGAGATCAATTATAAACAACATCAAAAACGATATTGTAAACGCCAAATACAAAACTTCTCTTTTAATCATGGAATCCAAAATATAAAGTTAATTCACAAAACTCGTCGTAACACGGATCGACAAACAGTTCACGTGGGGCGATTTTGAGCGTATTTAAGAACGTTTTAACCTGCTCCTTATGTTCCGTGTTCCAATCTGCAAAAAGCTCCTTATTTAGCTTTATTTCTTCTCGTATGGCCTTAGCCATGTCGCCGTTTGTCATTGCAGTATACACCGGAACAACAACGGACTTGTCTTTTTCTTGTGTTAGTCCAAACATTTCCTATATTTTAAATGTTATTTCTTGCATCAGATATACATTGCGCCATTTACCCGAACGTCTTTTATTTGTTCGATTATCTTATTAATTTGTTCAGGGTCTTTATCAGGAGCAAGTCCGTAAACCATTCCTTCAGGTTTAAAAGTACCTGTTTTTTCGTCTGGTTTATTTGTAGCCTCTCTGGATTCGTAAATAATTTCATTAAGTCTTTTCTCTGGCATTCTATGCCCGTTTAAATAAATACCACGTTCTGCAATATGTGTGTAATCATAATTTACATAATAGGGAAGTTCATCGTAGTTATCATTTTTTACAGCCCATTTCCATGCATTTTCTGGAACGTCGATATAATAAATCATTAACCACACAAAGAAAATATCCCCTTTATGCGTAGAACAATATTTATTATACCAGGCATGTTCCGAAAAATCGGAAGTATCAAAGTTTTTTAATGTGGCTGAGTTGTACAAGTTAACTTGTTCTTTTCTGTTGTCGCTCCATTCGGTCATTCTCTCATCGTATGGAGGAAAACAACCGCCGTCGCAATGCAATGAACCTTCGTATTTGTATAAACGTATCGTTTTCATTTTTTTTATATTTTAAAAGTTATTTGTTTTTTCGTACTGTTTGGCGTGAGCCGGAAAGCATCCGGCTCAATTCGCCCCAGTTGATTAAATCTTGTGCGCTCATTAGTTGTTGAATTGTTCGTAATACTCAATTCTTTCTTCGATGTCTTCATCAGTGAATGGTGTATTCAAATCTTCATTCAACCATTCAACATATTCGTCTCCACAATCATCAGTTTGTACTTCGTGATTTGCATCAACGTAATCTTCAAAATCTCCACTTCTTTCAACTAACACTGCAAAGCTGCTGTTATCGGCTCTGTCGTTATCTTCCATAAGGCAGATTTCAGTATCTGAATATACTCTTACTGTGAAGTTTGTGCCTTTTACCGAGTTTAAAATTTCTGTTGCTTTCATTTTGTTGTTTTTTACTTTTTTTATTAATTTTGTTTTCGCTGAATTATTCAGCTTACATTGTGATAAGATGTAAACCCCGGATTGATTAGTTTATTTCCGGGGTTGTTTTTCTATCCTATTCCCATCTCTGCCGCATGATCCCTGAATGAAGGAATGTTTGTTGTGATTACAAAATTACCTTGTCTTACTTCCCTTACTCCTTCACACGTTACATAAGAATGTGACCAATTGGATGGTGTCCAATCTTTTCTTTTGCAGTAGTTTTTTAAACTTTCCTCTTTCCAGAAACCATTTAAGGAAACGGATTTAATGTCATTTGGATAATCTTCATTTGTTTTTACAGTTAAGAATGTAGTTTTCATAATTTTAGATTTTAAATTAAACATTAAATAAAATTTGTGGCTGCCCTGCTCCGGTCACAGGGTTGCGGATTCAGCCGATGTGTTAAAAATCGTAATTCTATTCAATGTGGTGAAGTTCTGACAAATCAGACAACAATTCCCATTCATCATCAACAGTATAGGGTGAATATTCAGCATAATAATACTTTTCGCCCTCAACAACAACATAATTTTCTTTGTTTTCTTCGAAATACGATTTGTTGTAGATGTCCAACAAGTCATTTTTTTTCATGTATCGATCACAGTCAACCATAACATACTCACCTGTAAAGTGAGGAACTAAAATTTCATTGCCATTTTTGTAATAAGCGCCTTTAATAACTAATTTTGCTTTCATTGTTTTATTTTTTTTAAAATTAAAATTTTCGTTTGTTTACTGGCATTGCTGCCAGTGGTCACAATTTGCGGACTGCCAACCAGGAAAATATTAAACAACCATAAAATCAGCATATCTGTAAACTCCTTTTTCAATATCATTCACACATTCTTTAATGAATGATTCGATTCTTGTTTTAAAAAGGTCGTTTGCAATTTCGCTGAATTGTTTTCTAATTGAGGATGAAAGTTGTTCTTCAAACATTTCGCAAAGTTTTGCGTCAAGCATTCCAAATGCTAAAACTGCTTTCATTTCGTCGTTTGATGCATGAAGATCGCACAACCCTTTACTTAATTTGTCGGTATCAATTGATACTCTTCTGCTTGCAATTTCTAATGTTTTCATTTGTAGTAAAATTTTAATTTTTAATAAGGTTTGTGGCTGCTCCGGTAAATTGAACCGAATAAAAAAGCCTATCTTTGCAGCCGCCGGAAATTACAAGTTAATTGTTTCTTTTTTCACATCATCACTGTAATATCCAACTGAATTAGAACAGTAATAAATGATAATTTTTTCAACATCGAAACACATATTTTTTGCTCTATTCAAATAGCCTCTCACCGTTTTTAAATCAGTTTGCAAAACAGAGGCGTTATTTTTACCTTTTTCATAAAATTCGCAATACATAGTTTATTTTTTTGAAGTTAAACAATCATTTTTTGATTCAGCTAAAACCCAAACTACGGTAACAACCGCAAAGAACAAACCAGCAACTAAAGCCAGTGTTTTTGAACCGGAAGACAAAAAACTATCTTCCGAGCAACCAATCCCGGCTAAACTTACAGCCGAAACAAAACTAATAAAGGAAATAATGTTTTTCATTGTGATAAGTATTTAAGATTAATATTTTAATTTAAAAATTAACCGGAAAGATGTTTCTTGTTATTCTTACTTCGCTCGTGTTGTCAGGAAACAGCACAACCTGTTTCCGCGTTCTTTTATGCAATGTTTCATAAACAATAGTTCTGCCTGTTCTGCCAGTGGAATAAATTGTAGTTTTCATTTTTTTTAAATTATTAAGTAAATATTTTGTGGCCTGTCAATGAATCGAACATTGAATTATAACCATTCAGGCCGGACATGAAGTTTGACGAATAATCCTTTTATCCTGAACCGAAGTGATTTTCTTTATTCAATTGTGCACTGTTCCAAACTTTCAATAGTCAAATATCTATCTTTTAAAATTAACTACCAAACTTTTTTATATGTTTTTTATATGTTTTACAACATGTTTCTGGTTTTTCCTGTGTGAAACCCTCTTTAAGGAAACACTAACACACAATAATAACAACAAATAACCCAATTAGCTCAAACACCCGTAAATATGATTTTATTTACATTTTGCTACAACGACACCATCATAATAAAACACATAGACACAAAACACACACATAAAATAGCATATTGTTATATTATTATGGATTGTTGCGATAAATGAGGGTGAGTAAAGTAAAAACAAGGCAAAAACTTCTCTTTTCCATGCTTTTTACAGAAGGTTTTAAGGCTAACTTATTGATAAACAACAGCGGGAGACCGACGAGGAGCAAAAATATTTGTCCTATAATTGCTATTATGATCAATAGAAACGCAAAAATAAAGAGATCTGCAAAGAAAAGAAATCATTTGCAAGGGATATCTAACTAATTGTTATCACAGGCCATTAGAGAGGTTTTAGCAGGGCCATTTGGCACTAACGCAACAAAACAATACAAATACCTAACGGAAACAGATCGCGCCTAATATACCGCCTCGATTTGTTCTACGCGGCACACGTGCAAAAACATGAACTTTCATTCATGCATTCATTTCTATTCAAATCGTTAATGAAATCGCTTTCTCTGGACTGACAGGAATAAACCGGAACTGCTTTTCTTTTCCTTTAAGTACTAATTTTATTCAAACACGACCCCCCGGCTTCGCAAATTCCGGTTTCGTTTGTTTTTTACACCACGTCGAATGTTACGCTGAGTCCACTGATCCAACAGTCTTCCCGGCAATGTTAAAATAGTTTGAGTTGTCTTTTGGTTCACATATTGCAGCCAAATATCTTTTTATGCATCCCGTTTTCAATTCACGCAAATGTTCTCGGTTAGTCTCTCTATGTATTCACGGCGGTCAAATGAGTTGTGTACGACGATTATCTCACCGGATTCAAACACGATTTTTGGTTTGCACTTACACGCAGTAGATTCTTCGTGTTCTTCTATGTCGTTAATGGGTAGTATGTGAATCATTGTCTTGCACGCGATCGTTCCTAAAATACTGCTTAAATTACGTCACACGGGCTATCTCAACCCGAATCTCAACACATACGCCACCACTTCAACGACGGCAATGACAACAACAACTGCTGCTATTATCCACGGTTTATTTTCGTCAATCCACTTTTTCATTGTTCTTCTAATTTAAAATATTCTACCCACGCGGAGTCTTTTGAAGATTGCTCTAATTGCACGCAGTCGATTTCATACGCAGACGGATTCTTTATCTGTATCACCAGCGTGTCGTTTCTGATGTATGCATATTGTTCGCTGTGGTTGGAACACGCCGTAAGTATCAAAAACAACCCCACTATTCTAAATGCCCCCTTGCTCCATTTTATCTTTACTCTTTCTCCGGTCTTCTTATGTACGTACGTGTCCTTCACGGGAAACTTACGCTTTGTGTTTGGATACTCGTCCATTAACTGTTCGTACTTTGTTATGTCTATTTCACTCATCGCATAAAAATTGATTAAAGTCGTTGTAGTAGCCGTATAGATACCTCATGTCTGTCACTCCATCCAACGCCATAAATACTTCGTCTCCGGCGGTATCGTTGTCACCCCAATAGTATATCTTCTTTCCACTCACAAAGGGTTTGATTAGGTTTATCTGTCCTACGCCGTTCAGGATGTACGTATCGTATTCCGGTTCCTGAAGGCCGTAGAACGTCATATAGCTAAGAAAGTCTGTGTACCCTTCGAATATATTTACGTCTCTGCTTCGTCCCTTTACAAGGCTAAAAGACTTTGGTGGTGAGCAAATCTTGATCCACGACGACCGAAGCTCCCACGAGTTCATGAACGTTTTGAATCCAACGGCAACATGACTCTTGTCCGGATTCTTTCCCATTGGAAAGCTAAATTCAACCTGCTTGCAATATTTCAACAAAACGTCTTTGTTTATCTTTCTGTCTGCAACAAAGTAAGAGATTAGCTTTTCGTCTGTGATGTCTAACACGGAGTGAATCTTTACACCGGGCTCGCTTCTCGTTGGCACATACTCTACTTTGTGTACCGTGTTTTCTTCTTCAAGAAATTTAACAGCTTCACGAAATGTCATGTTCTCCATTGCCATAACAAGGTCTATGATAGACCCGCCTTTCTTCGCAGAGTAGTCGTGCCACCTGTTCGTAGCCGTGTTTACTTTCATTGAAGGATTGCCCTCTCTGGTAAGAATTGAATAGTAGCTGCGATACTTGCCCGTTTTGTTTACAGGCGTGTACCCACACTTAGCTAAATATTCAACTATCGATTTGTTCCGTATGTTCTCCGTATTGTTCTTCATATACTGCTACTGCTGTAGATATTAAGTCGTACAAAACACCGCTTTTTTCTGTTGCCATTGCGCTCATAATCATAAACACTATATCTTCATCTGTGCCTGCATATACGTGGGTGACTTCGTTTCCTTCGTGTCTAAAGTACAACAAAGCTCCTTCGTCTCTGTTTACGATGCTGTCTGCTTCTAACTTTGCGTCTAAGTCAAGGTTGTTCATCTTTTATATCTTAACAGTTCTTTTTCTACTATCTTGTTGTACGCGGCGTATGCTTGTTCAATTGTTTCGTCTATTGTTTCTTCTTCTGTCCTCAACGCTGAAAACAACACAGAAATAGTCAATTTTTTGATGTCCAAATCATATAACATACAGTATGCTTTTTTCGTCTATGTAAATGTAGTTAATTCCGTGTATTTTTACGTTTGTGCCTCCACGACGAAACACTACCTCGTCTCCGGGGATAAGTTCCGAGCCTTCTCCTGCGACACGAACTGTGCCGTCAAACAAATCTTTGAATTTGTCTGGAACTATTATTCCGTCTTGTTTCTTTTTTTCTATTAATAGTTTTCCTTCGAGTACATTCATTGCCATATTTTTATATGCTTAACATGCAGTAAAAACTACAAAACTCCCTGTATCCAACATCGCTGCAAGTATCCTATTCCTTTTTCAAGTATCGCAAATACGTCGTTTTCTATTTCTGTAAACCAGTTTCCTTCAAACACAACCACGTCGCCAACGCTAACATCAGCATCTACCATCAAAGAGTTGTGATACATGTCGTTTTTTCTTCCTGTGTACAAAACCTTTCCAAGACGCTTGTTCTGAAAGTCTCCAAAGTCAAGAATCAATCCTTCCACGCGCACGTTGTCAACAACTGGCTCTACAACAACGTTTCCGTTCAATGGGTATATTTCTCCGTTTCTGGCGCGAAGAATCAACTCTGAATAGTTAACAACAAAATATATATCGTTGCCACATTTAATAACCGGGGCGTTAGCACCTTCCATCTTTCCAAAGAACACAACGTCTCCTTCTTCAATCTCCACTTGTGTCTTCCATCCCATAGCACCTTCAAACATAGTCTCCCATTGTCCAATCAACTTCTTTGGTGCTTTTACTACTGTTCCGTATCGTGCTACACGCCCCGGTTCGTCCCATTCCCCACCAGCTAAGATAATACTGCCAAACTTAGTTCCATCTTCCGGGACAAAATCAACCTTAACTAAAACCTTGTTGTTTATCATTGGCTTGTTGCCAAGTTCTTTTAATTCTATCTTTTGTCGTTCTGCTATTCCCATACAACAATTTTTTTAACGTTCACGAGCTTCTCTCCGTCTTTGCTAAAACAATGCCTGCCAAAATACAACACGCGGCTGCCGTCTGGAACATTGCCGTTGCCGTCCACAACAACACCCCATTCCATTTTTGGGTCTGACGCAGTTTCCGGTATGATAATTCCGCTTGCCGTTACACGCTCGTATGGCTCAGGTCTTACTAATATGCTGTTTCCTGTTGGTTTCATGTATAAATGTTTGCAGTTCGCGAATCACGATAACTCTAAATCAAATGTTTTTACTAACTTGTTGAACATGTCGTTTTTTTCAAACAATTCCAACTTGTCTTTTGGCGTTAACAGTATCTCTTTTTGGGGCTGATTACTCTCCTCTGTCAAAAAGGCATATCAGAGTCGTCGCCATCAACTTCTTTGGCATTTTGAAACTGCCTTAGATGCTTTGCTGCTATGTCGTCTGCGTATGCATTTAAATCTTCTTGTCCAGTTACAACTGACGTGTCCTCCCTGACAGTTTCAACCTTAAAAGCGTTTGCTCCTGTAAACCACCTGTCCTTCCACTTTCTGCTTGTAACATCATACCACACGCGAACAATAGAACCATCAGACGTGTCTGAAATGAATTGTATTACATCTGTGTTTAGAGACTCAAAGTAAAGTTCTTTCGGAAACTTCAAATTCTGTTCTTTTACCTTAATGGCAAAACCAATCTTCTGCCACTGTTTGCCTGCTTTTGATACACCAGACTGAATCTCTGTCTTTTCAATTAATTTTCCTGTAGTGTCCATGTTTTTTCATTAAGTGATAACATTCCATTATTCTAACGCGAATGTCGTGTTTTAATTCTTCGTCTTTCGTCTCTATTAACAGCAAAGACAATTCTGTTATTCTTTCCTTAAAAATGTTCATTGTATGTGTGTCCTGTAAAATTAAACGACGTCACCTTGTCAGTAATGTCCCACTCACCAATTGAAAGCTGTTCGTCTTCAACCACAAACTGATCGTAAAATCTTCCATTGGCGTAAACAGCAAGACTTAATCCAAGTTTGTTCCAGTTGGTGTTGTGTGTTACAACGTAAATTCCATTCTCAACCATTTCTTCTTTCATTTCCTCATCGTGTTTAATCTTTTGCAAATGTAACAACAAAAGCACAATGTAGCAAATGTTTTTTTATGTTGTACAACACATTATACATATAAAATTATTTTTTCCTTAAAGGAAATATTGTTATTAAACGTGAAATAACTTACATTTACTTATAGGGAAACATTTTAACTGTTTTTAAATTGTTTATTTTTAAGGAAAAGGAATATTGGTGTTTTAAAAGAAAATTTCCCCCTTTCCCCCATAAAAGAAAGATTGCTTTTTTAGAAGCAAAAGGAGCGTAACGCCCTTCGGAGCTATCTGTGTTTGTGTCCAGCAACCTTATGAGTTTTGATACCGTGCAATCTCTATTCGCGGGTAAGACGAAATTAACTTATGTATCACAATAAAAAAACCACCCTCTCTCATTGAGAAGAAGGTGGTATGTGTTTATGCGAAAACCGTCAGAACGATTTTTTTTCAAATTAATATGTAGCTCGAGTTTTCGCATAAAAAACTATTTTTTACACGGCAAATATAATAAAAAAAAACAATCACAAAGAAAAAGGTTTAAAAAAAATCATTTATCTGTACTTGTAGTACAAATAAGCTCAAAAAAATAAACCAGAAACAACAACATAATGTGAAAAAATATTATCTTTTTGCTTTGTTTTGTGCAAAATGGCGCACATATCACATTATAGTCAATCTTCATCGTCTCTAAATGGAATGATGGAACGTTTGTCCATTTTTATGTTTCCTATTGCGCTAATCATGACCTCGTGAACGTCTTCAAGGGCAAACGACGAATCCGGGTGTTTTTTTATACTGTTGAATATAGACTCTTCTATTTTAGAGCAGAACAGAATAAAGTGAGGTATTTCGATAAACCCTGTGTATTCGTTGTAATTTATGTTTTGCTTCTTTAGTCTTTCGGTACGCATCCTCATTAGTTTTCCATACCATCTGTGTGCTTTTTCCCATGCCTTTTCAATGTTTTGTTTCACGCGGGTCGAGCAGTATGTTTTTATGAGACGTTCAATTTCTTGTTCGTCAGAAGACTTGGCGACGTACTGCACCAGTTGTTTGAAATCTATTTCCATTTTTTATTTCAAAAGTACAAAATATTAATATGTTGTACAACAGTTTTTTGCGCATAGTTATTGACATTTAAAATCTTTTTATTATCTTTGTGTCGTAATTGCTAAAGACTAAAGACATGTTTTACAAAAAAAGGATTGAAGAACTGGAAGAAACCGTTGTTGCTTTGGACAAAAAAATCAAGGAGATAAACGACACGTTTACTTCAAGGCTTGACAAATTTGAAGATGAGACGAAGAATGATTTTGTGGAAAAGTTTGAGGACATAATTGAAGTCATACGGGAAGAAATGACAAAAGACTTTAAGAAGCTAAGAGAATACGATGCCACGAATTTTAATTCAATGTCAGAAATTGTCGAAGAAACCGTTAAGTCGTTTAACAAAAAACTTGATTTAATTGCGGGATACAGCACGAATCCGGTGTTAGCAAGAAAAGGTTTAGAGAAAAACTAATTTTATGGATTTAGATACAATACGAGAAGAAGCCGCAAAACACGGATGCGTTGTTGTTTCTGTGCGCAATACGAGCATTTCGCCTACGGAAGTTATTAGGATCGCGTGTTTTGCTACCGGAATACAAGTTGAAGATTTTTTCAAGAGGTCGCGCAAGCAGGAAATCGTGTTTGCAAGGTATTTGGCTTTCTATGCGTTTATCAGGGACAATGTAATGAGACAAATAGACATTGATCGCAGATACGGGTGGAATCATTCCAACATTCACTATGCAGAAGATTTGCTGAGAGGTGTTTACGAGGACGAAAAAAATATAAAGTACTTCAAGGAATGGCAACAGTTTGCTATATTGGATTTCAATGCCGCGTATGAAGAATATAAAAAAACACTAAAAAATGATAGAGTACAAAAAAGTTGTAATGAAGCCGTATGAATCTTTAAGAGACGACGACTTTGCAGAATTAGGCAAAGAGAATTGGGAACACTACCTTATCGAGATCAACGAAAACGAAAGAATTTACTATTTCAGGAAACATGCAAATTAGACAAACAATACGCAACCGGATTGTGTTTCATGCGAAGAACGTAAATAAAGCTAAAGAGGAGGACAATGAAATGTTGCTTGCTGATTCTTTGATTAGAATAGACGAGTTGAAGAAGTTGCTTGGTGTGATGAGGAATAGATAATTTGTTTGCTATGAGTGCAAAAGAATTTTTAAATATAAAAGGCAATGGTGAATCGCCATACGGTGATGTTATATGGAACTTTGACACGGCGTCAAATGATTGGCTGTGTGATTTGTTGGAAGAATACAAAGAATTTGTTTTACGAAATTCAGGTAATACCACCAAAATAATACAAAAGCAATATGAACTTGAAGGATCAATTTACTTGGTTGAGTGTTGTGAAATTGGCCCCATAACACACGAAAAATATTGTCCTAAATGTGGTAAGAAAATAGTTCGGCAATGACAGCCTTTTTTGGTGTGTGTGTTTGAAGGTATTATCTTTGTGAAAAAATAAACAATGGCGTTAACTAATTGGGATTTATTAACAATAGCAAACATAGCGATCAACAAAGATGTCAATGGACGAGCGTTGACGTCCGGTCAATTTCAATCTTTGATAAACGCAAAGAGTCAGAAGTTGTTTGCTGAACATCTTGGGTTGGAACGCGAATATCCGCTGGATGCTCCTCTATCCCGGCGTGGAGTTGGCAAATCAAGAAAAATAAGTCAGTCGTTACGTCCATTTTTAAAGACAGAAACAAAGTCTGTTGCAGGCGGTTCTTTTGACATGAGTACGCTTTCTAAATCTGTTGGCTACTTGGTGTCTGTGAATCCTGCTACTATTTCAGGCAGACCGTTTGACGAATTGGAGCCAGATGAGCTTGCAGACAGACTCGGAAGTGCTGTTACTGTTCCAACAGCAAGCGATCCTGCGTTTGTGTGGACAGGAAAAAACACAATCAACACACATCCAAGCACAATAACATCGATAACCATCGTTTATTACAAATTTCCAGACAATGCTGTTATTGCTACGACTACCAATACGTCAACATTGCTGGAAGAATACAATGCAAGTGGAAGTACAGAGTTAGAGTGGTATGATACAGAAAAGATAGAAATTTTGTATCGCGTGTTGAAGGACATGGGCATTAACTTAGAACGCCAAGACGTGTTTGCGTTGGCAGAAAGGGAAACAAATGAATAAAAAGGCGTTAGTTGAGTTTGTACGAGTGTCTATACTTGGTTCAGAGGCAGTAGCAGACAATCAAAAGACAGCCCACTTCAAGCGAGTTGAACAGGGTGTTGGATATGCGTTTGACACGTTGCTTGCGCAGATACCAATTGACGAAAGCGGTGTCAGCCAGATAGAGGAATACTATGTAAAGCACTACTACAATCAATCCGTAAAAGAGGCAACGAATGGATACCGATACGTTGGCGTAGACGACTCTATCGTGCCCGTAGGCGAAGGGAAAGGCATTTGGTATGTACAACCATCAGGAGGCGGCAATCCGTTCTCACAGGCTCGCAGACCGAGTCTGGCGATGTTTAGAAATCTAAAGATAGGCAGTGCTATCAACGAAACATACTGGAGGCTTGGCAACGTTGCAACGAATTTGCAGATTGTATTGGAACACATAGGCGACAGTCCTTTTAGAGACATACGCAGGGTTGACTATGGCGTTGTTCGTGCGTTTAGTTCATACGGAGAAACAGAAGAAGTTCGTATTCCCGGTGGCAGAAGTGACCTTTTGGTGAACATGACACGGGCGTGGTTTGACAAAAACTATAACGATATGATAAACAACAACAAATAATTCTTTTTGGTTTTTTGGTCATTTTTTAGGCTCACGGCGGTTGCTGTGGGCTTTTTTTTTGTTAAAATGTTTGTATGTTTGGTATTTATTTCTTATCTTTGTACAACGTTTGGTGCAAGTGGTGTTAGCCAACCGTATTGCAAATAATATAACACCGCAAAATGGTTAACGTGTGCAGATTTTTGTGAGTAACGCATTGGGCTAATGCCATTTGCACATTGTTAGCGCAAGTATTTGGTTCTATGTCAGGCATTGTAAATGATTATGAAAGATTATTAGATTATACTAAGAAACATCAAAAAGCTGTTTCTGAAATTTTACCTGTTTTAAACGGAATGTCTACGAGAGATGCTAAGGACGTTCTTAAGTCTGTTGAACAGAGGCTTGATGAATTTCCTTTATCCATATCTGTTTAATCATTGTTTTTTATTAATACAGTTTCAGTCGTAAAATATTCAACTAATTTGTCGTCCTAGTCTTTTACTGTCATTCTTATTAAACTTCCATCTGTTCTGTGTTCTATTGAAGCGATTTAAGATGTGTTTAAGATTCGTTTACCGTTAGGTGTTTGAATAGTAATAAAATTTGGTTTTGTCATAATTTATAAAATTTAAAAGTTAATGGATTTAGCTATTCTTTGTTGTCGCCTTCTTGGTTTAGATCCAGAAAAATATTCGACAAAAGCGAAACAAAATGAAAGACAAAATAAGGGAAAACGCTAAAAAATATTTTGAGGAAGAATTAAGTGGAGAGCCGTTGTATCAAGATTTGGTAATAGACTGGCTTACAGAGTTCGCAAAACAGCAGTTAGAAGACTGCAATTCGCAAAACATTACCTGTGCTGTTTGTGGTTCTTCAAACCTGTTCAAATTCAAACTTGAACACATCAAATGTAGAAATTGTGGTGAAACGTTTGAGCGTGGCTGCTAATATAAAAAATGTAAATAAAAAACAGGACAATTTGACAATAATTTGTTAAATATTTTACATATTTGCAATAGCTCATAAGAAACAATTTACCAAAAGAGGGTTAAGTGTATTGGCACTTAGCCTTTTTTTTTGTGTGTTGTTGTAAGTATTACTTTTGTAATAAAAATACTATGCAACAATATGACTTGAAGGAACTGGACTGTGACGGAATGGTTATTCACCCCAACTCCCCAAAGATAGTTACCTATTTAGAATCAAAAATACCTTTACTGAAAAAGTTTCCTGCCGAATACGACAAGAAAGGATTTAAGAAATCGATGGTGTACAGGTACGTTCTGTTGATGTACGATCCAAAGTCGCCAATACAGGAAATGATGTCGTTAGACTGGTGGGCAAAGAAGTTTGAATCTATCGCCTACGCCGGGTTTGAACTCAAAAATGGCAGAGATGGACACCCGCGTTTTGATGAACAGGTGTTAGAGATGGCACTTGGGAAGATACAAGAGATAAACGACATTGTCATTTTGTTTATAGCATGGATAAACAACTATCGATGGAACCACCGCGTGTTCTTACACGAATCAATTCTGCAATATACAAAAGGTGCTTTGGCTGGTGATAAGGAAAGTGTGAAGGGTATTAGTGAAGTGAGAGCATTGAGGTCAGAGATCAACGTTCTTGACAAAGAAATGATACGCGCAAATGAAGAAACCGAAGAATTTGTTTCTCGTTTCTACTACCATATCGAGCAGTCGCGTTTGGCTATACGCCCGGAAGACTATGCAAAGAGGTTGGCAGACGGAGACGATCTGAGTTCAGATTCTCCGTATGGAATCAACTACCGCGTGAACAAAATAACATTTGCAGGAGACAAAATACCAGATGGAGAAGTGTAAATATCAATACGAAGAAGCAGACAAATACGTAGTAGTAAACGACAACGATCCAGACCTGCGTCCTATCGTGTTGAGACTGCCAGAGCCACCGCCGTTGCACACAATAGACGGGTATGGACTGCCGCCGGAAGAACAGCGGTTCAAGAGGCTTGCTATTCCACGGCGTTTGATAGATTTGGAGGCAGAGGCTATTCTTCGAACAAAGGAAGATATAAAGTCAAACAAAAACAATAAATTGACTTTAATAAAAATACAGAAGACATTTTGGAATTTAGTACAAGAAAGATACAAGCAACTAAGCAAGGAAATAGATTTTATTCGCCGTGTGTGGTATCACAGGATTAACGGATATTGGGTATTTATAAAAGGAAAGCCGTATTATCTTACAGGCAGATTTTTTTATTATTTGAATTTTTGTTACATGGACGTGCAGGGAGAGCGTCCAGAATACAGAGATTGTGACCGTCGTGAATACATTTTTAAGGAATATTGTTGGACTGCGTCAGAGACATTTGAAAAATTAGATGAATTTGGATTTGCTGTTCCAGAGGAAGACGGTTCTTATAAAATGATTGATTTGGGAAGGCGTATTTGTTTTGGCGACGGACAGACAAAGAATAGGCGTAGGGGGAATACGTCAAAAGGCGTGTCTGACGGAGTTGAGGTTGTTACGAGAACCATAGGCACAGATGGAATGGGTTTGCAAAGCTATACCGAAGAAAGTGCAAAAGGTCATTTTAAGGGAAAAGTTCTGCCATTGTTTGATCACCTTCCCATATGGCTAAAGCCGTATACTGCATCGAACAGAATGACACTAAAATTTGAAACAGAAAAAAGCGATTTCGGTGATTTTGGATTAGACACAAGAATTGAATATGCAACTACGTCGTCTTCCAAGTTTTTTGATGGTAGGAAGATGATGTATCTTATAATTGACGAAAGCGGCAAGACTTCAAATGTGTCTGTTTCAGAAAGATACAATGTTAACAAACACACACTTGCACAGGGTGACGGAATGATTATTCGTGGATATGCAACGAATCCAAGTACCGTAGATCAATTGACAGATGGTTCTGGGGACTATCAGTTTTTAATGGAATCGTCTAATTTTTACAAAAGAATAAAATCAAAAGGACAAACACCAAGTGGACTGTTTCGCGTATTTATTCCTGCGCAGGATGGGTTAGAAGGATTTGTTGATAGTTATGGTTTTTCCGTTACGGGAAATGTGAAAGAATACCAGAAAAAAGAGGGATTTGATCAGACGGCAGAAAGCTATCTTATCGGAGAGCGTGAATTGCTTTTAAAGGAAAACACCCCAGAGTCATTAAAGAAACATAGAGAACACAAGCAGCTTTGGCCTATGCAGTATTCAGATAGCTGGATGGGGATATCAGGCGACATTGGACTCGACATAGAAAAGATAGACAGCCAGATTGCTGAATTGCGTAGGAAAAATGAAATAATAAGGGGAAATTTTGAATGGGCAGATCAATTTGGGAGAAAAGTTTTGTTTAAGCAAGACGATATAAAGGGAAGGTTTTTCATGTCAAAAGATTCGCCGGACTATGTTCGCAACAAAATGGTTCGAGTGTCTTTTTTCAATCCATTTAAACAAAAAATGGAAGAATCGTGGAAGCCCATGTACCCCGGAATGTTTACGGTTGGAGTAGACCCATTTAGACTTGGAGGAAAAGCAGACAGAAAGATATCTGATTCACTTGGAAAGAAGTCGAGCTTGTCAGACGGTGGTATGGCAATACTTTGGAACTACGATGCGTCTATTGACGGAGAAAAAAACAAAAGCGAATGGGAAAGCTATCGCTTTGTGCTGACATATCGTTACAGGCACAACAATACAGATGATTTTAATGAAGATGTTTTAAAGGCAGCTATTTATTTTGGTGGAATGGTGTACCCGGAAACAAACGTTCCAAACACGTATGAATATTTTGTAAAACATGGTTTTGGTGGTTATCTTTTGTATGATGTCGATAAATACACCGGAAGGTTGAAGGACAAACCCGGTGTAGATTCACTTGAGCGATCCAAGCAAGAGATATTCAGTCTGTGGAGAGATTATGTGGATTATCGTTGCCACAAGGAGCAACATGCTGATTTATTGCATGAGCTGAAGGATATACAGGGCATGGAATACATGAGGCATTTTGACCTTGTTGCTGCTGGCGGCGTGGCGTTGCTTGGGGCAAAAAGTCCGTATGTGGAAACGTTAAAACGAGTAGAAGATAGAGACTACGATCTACAGGATTTTCTTTGGACATAGCCTTTTTTACAACTGTTTTGTCTGCGTTGTATCTTTGCTGTAAAATATTTCAGGGATGATATTTAAAGCAGCTGAATACGGGAAGTCAAAAAGAGTATTTCCAGACAGAGAAAGCAAGGATTTAGACAAAAATTCTGAACAATATAATTTACAGATTGCAGAATATGTGTATTCTGAATTTTGTCGCGGTGGTACTTACGTTGGCTATGACTGGTACAGCGATGTTGACAGAAACAGAAAATATTCAGACGGAAGGCAAGACACTGGTATATACATGGATGCTTTTTATGGAAAAGAGCAATCCAACACTGTTATAGAAAACTTCGACAATGCAAACACGCGACTTGCCAAAAGAAATGCATACGCTACCCTGAACTTTGAAATCCAATCACCCGCCCCCAGATATGTAGATGCCATTGTAAATAAATTAGCTGAACTTGTCAACCGTGTATCTGTTGATGCGTCAGACAGGAGCAGTGCTGAATTGCGTGAAGAATTGAAGTGGGGAACCTATGTAGACGGAAAATTCAGGAACGAACTTGAATCGTTGCGTGCAATGGCAGGACTTCCACAGCAAGATATAGGATATACGCCAAGAAGCGTAGAGGAACTGAACCTATACGAGGCAGAAGGTGGGTTCAAGCTGGGATACGAGGAAGTCATGGAACGGCTTTTGAAATTTGCGTTTGAGCAATCCAATTGGGAAGAAAATAGCTTGGAGAGACACATAAAAGACCTAATCACAAGCGGTTTTACAGGGGCAGAAGACTACTACGACAAACACACTGGACAAGTTCTTACGAGATACTTAGACGCAGAATATGTGGGCGTTCAATACACCAAAGAAGATGCATACAGGAAACCAGACTTTGGTTTCTATACTCGTATGGTGAAGCTATCAGATTTGTATAAGCGCGGGTTAGACGAAGAAAAGCTGGACTCAGCTGCAAAAACATTTGAAGGAAAATATGGGAATCCAACGTCAGACGACCTGAACAAAGTAAACAAACAGCGTTCCGACTATTCAAAGTACGATCAGTACACCGTCCCCGTGTTTGTTGTAAAGTGGATAGACGTTGAATGGATAAGAGAAGCACAAAACAAAATACGAAAAGGAAAGGTTCGTACACGAAACGTGGACAGGGAATACAAGCCAACCACAAGAGAGCAAATCATAGAAACAAGAACCAAGACACTTCGTGAAGTGCATTGGGTTATTGGAACAAACTTGGTGTATGACTATGGCAAGTGTGAGTTTCAGAACAGAGACGGATTGAATGAACCAGTCCTTCCGATTCACTTGGTTAAGGTGACCGGAACCCCCATAATCCCAAGAATTATTCCATCGCTGGATCAGTACCAAATGGCATGGCTTAGGCTGCAACAGGGAATTAGTTTGGCTGCTATGAACGGGTATGCTATCAACATGGATGCTATCTCCAATTTAAGCATGGGAAGCAAGAAGATGTCACCGCGTGAAGTACTTAGATTTTGGAGGCAAACAGGAACACTTTTCTTTAAGCCAACCGACGTAGCGGGGAACGTTCATCAGGGCATGATAACACGCCCCGTGGAGCAACTGCCCGGTGGTGCAGGTGCCGTAATAAACGAAGCTCTTGTTATGATGGACGCAGCCATGCAGCAGATAGAGAGGCTAACAGGAATAAACGATGTGGCAGTTGGCGGTGCGCCAGATAGGGGAACAGGAAAAGCCGTTACCGAATTTTCTATTGCCGGAACAAACGACGTGTTAAAAGGAATACTCAAACAGGTAAACATACTTAAATCAGACGTTGCACGTGGCATGACAATGCGTTTACAGCACGTTATAGAGGCAGACGAGCGAGCAAGGAAAGCATACAGCTGGATAGGAGATAGTGCCATAGAACTGCTTAAAATCGCTAATGGCGGCGACGTGAAATATGGAATAAGAACCCACGTTAGACCAACACAGCAGGATATAGCTGAATTGAAGGAAATGATTGCCTTGTCTTTGAAAAATGGAAGAGACGGAAAGGTTGGGATTACAGAGGCAGATGCGGTTCGTTTCAATGCTATGATAAATTCAGGAGCAAGTTTGAAGCGCGTGGCGTTGTTGTTAGACTTTGCCAACAAAAAGGCAAAAGAAGAAGCAGAGGCAAAAGAAATGCGAATGATTCAGATAAACGCACAGCAACAGGCATATACGGCACAGGTGAACTCACAGGGAAGGGAGCAGGAACAGCAGATTAAAACACAATCTGAAATAGAAGTACAAAATGCCAAGACGAAAGGTTCTATTTTGGAGAAGGCGTTTGAGAAAGGAGAGGTAAAGTGGGATCAGGCATTGTACCTCATAAGTGGTAGGACAGTTCAGGAAATGCAAGAGCCACAGCAACAGCAAATTGGACAGACACAAGAGCAGACACTTCCAATGCCGGAAGAAGCCGTTTAGTGCTTTTTTAAGAGAATAAAAAAGACAATATATCTTTGTAAACAAAAAAATACAACATGGAAGAACAGGGAATTGTAGGAAGGGTAATAGACAAAGAACAATATCTTTCGCGGATGCCGAAGGATGTCGTTGAAACAAAGGACGAAGTTGTAGAAAAGACAGATGTTGTAGAACCGGGTGCCGTTGAAGAAAAGCCAGTGCAGCCGGTTTCCAGTGAAGAAAAACCGGAGCAGAAGGCATCAGAGGAAAAAGTGGTAGACTTCGTGAATTTATTCAACGAGAAATTTGGGAAAGACTTTAAGGAAGAAAAAGAAATAATAGCGTTATTTGACAAAGTTGGTGGTTACGACGAGTTGGAAAAATCCAATAAAGACTTGCTGGCAAAACTTGGCGACTACAAAAAAGTTGCAGACGGTGTAAACCCGATGAAGTATTTTGCCTCCGAAGACGATTTTATCAGGAATCAGTTTTTGCTGAAGAACAAAGATAAATTCGACGAAAGCAAGTTGGAAGTATTGTCTTCGCTTAGTCCAGAGCGCATATCAAAATTGTCTCCTGTTGAAGCTATTAAAAAAGACTTGGTTGTCAACAATGGTGTTTCAGCGGAAGACGCAGAGGAATACGTTTCTGAGACATATGGCGATTTAGACGATATGTCGGGAGCAGCAAAAGTAAAACTTCAATTGGCGGCAAAAGAAGCCAAAGGGCGTTTGACGGGCTTGTATGAGGGAATTGAAGTCCCTAAGGGTGTAAGCGTGGACGAACACTTGGTGCAGCGCAGAGATTCGTGGCAGAAGTCTGTGAAGGCAACCGTTGATGGAATAGACAAATTGTTGCTTGCTGACGGCGTGGATGTGGAAATTCCGGCAGAGTCGAAAGAAGGAGTTGCAGACGAGCTTGTGTCTATGGTCTTAAATAGCGGAATGGAGCTGACAGAAGAAAATCTTAAATCCGTGGCAGGAAAAGCAAGAGACATTCTTTTGGCAAGAAACATTGACGACGCTATGAAAGCATATGCGGCAACAAAAATAGAAGAAGAAAAGGCTAAATGGAGAGCCGACATTCACAATGACAAGCCGTTGAGTACTGACGTAAGTGGATCTACAAAAGCGACAAGAACCAATGACGACATAGTCAAAAACTTCGCATTGTTAAACAGATAAAATGAATGAAACATGTCTTTAGTTAATAGTAATTACAGAGAATCAACAGCCACCCAGTCGTGGTACAATCAGACTTTTGCGTCTATATATGATGCAGAGTTGAAACCACAGACTTTGGGTGAGTTGATTTATCGCTACGGAGACGGCTTGTCTGTGACAGGTATTCTCCACATGGCAAACAGGGTTATTCCTGTTAAAAGCCCGAACATCACAATTTTTGAAAAAGGAGCGCCCACTCGTCCTGTTAAGGTGTCAATTGCTACCAGTGTAGATGCTTCTGCTGGTGTAACAGTTACCCCGGCAACAGACGACGATTCAGACGACTACCTTCGTGCAGGTCTGACAATTGTCATTCCTAAGTCTTTTACAAACAAAGACAAAGACGTGGAATTGGTACTTTCTTATGCTGATTCTACGTGGACTGGTACTCCGCTTGTATCTGGACTGCAAATAACAACTGCACTGTCCGATGAATACGTATTTGTTGGAGCCAGTGCGTTTGGGTACGGAACAGCACAGCCAGACCCGATGGCTTCCGGCAGCTATTCTTACGAGACCAAAGACCGTATTATAAAAGACACCTCTGGTGTTGAAGGCGGTCAGGTTTATCAGGAACGTTGGGAAGAAATTGAAATGGCAGGTGGACGAAAAGGTGTGCTGACACAATCGTTGATGGAAATGGACTTCAGGGTAGACGATCAATATGATTCAGCCCTGTTGATTGGAGATGAAAACGCCAACACTACCAACCTCGTTGCTACCAGCGTCAGTGGTGCTTCACAGGCAATCCCGTCTTTCAATGGGTTGATTGCAGAAATGAAATCCAAAGGACAAGAACTGGAGTGGACTACTGGTTTCGACATTGACAAGTTCCGTGCAGTAAAAGTTCTGTTGGAAAACGTGGGTATCACCAATCGCGGTGTTGATTTCTTCGTTGGTACGGACTTGAATTCTAACATTGAAACAGAAATGTTGGACTTCCTGAATGCTTATTCACCGGGTCACAGTTTGTGGGATATGGTTAAAGGGGTAGGTTTCAACGTTAAGAAACTGAACATTAACGGCGTTATGTTCTACATCAATGAACTTGGTGCGTTCTCTAACCCGAACAAGTTTGGTTTGAGTAACTATGGATACCGTGACATGGGTCTTATGTTACCGCAGGGGGACTATGCTGCTCAATTGCAACAGAACGGAATTCAGGAAAATGTACGTCTGCCTCACCTGTCGATTGGATATCCGGCAAACAACGGCGAAAACAGAAAACGTAAGTTCTCTATTGAACCCGGTGTAAATGGATTAGAGGGAATGGGAAGCATTGTTTCCAATGCATACGACGGTGTTAAGGTCTATACCATTGCACATATGGTTCCGATCTTCACACACATGCACCAGACCATTTTGGTAGAAAAAGATGAAACATCAGGCGTAGGAGCTTAAAAAAAGGAGGTATTAAGATGAAAAAGTTAATTGTAATTGTATCACTGCTTGTTTTTGCGATGCTTAGTTATTCGCAGGACATTACAGTCACAGGGCTAAAAGCTTCCGTAGATGCCTTTGTTGATGTTTCCGGATCGACAAACGAGTCTTACATATACAAGTATCCAAGCGAAAGTGCTGATACGTTGATAGAAAGTGAAACTTGGAATTTCGACATTGGGATATTGAAGGATTATTCGGCTGATCTTAAATACGAAGCGCGTGTTGCCATTGACAGCATTAGCGGTACGCCTTCGTTGAATATTATTTTGCAGGGTAAATATTCATGGAACGATAGTTATACATCTTTAGACACAGTTGCGTGGGCAGGGACAAGCTCTGACACTACCGCCGTGTTTACTTACAGTACAGCTAAAAACTATCGGTTTGTGAATATTGCCATTGTTGCTGATGCTACCGACCAAAAGGTGCAGGTAGAGAGAATTGAATTTGGAGTATATGACTAACAGGTTGGGGCTTTTGCCCCTTCCTTTTTTCAACACAGAGAAAAATACAAAACAACATGATATTTTATTTAGACAAATTGGTTGACTGGAACAGGCGAACCGGCCTGTCAGAACTTGAGAGACAAGTAAAAGAAGAAATTGAACAAATCCGTTCAGAATTCTTTTCAGAAAATTCACCACAACTTGTAAGGCTTATTTATCCAAAAGGAGCAGCAGAGAAAGTACACCACGTTCACGGCGTGTTGCGTAAGTTTCCTATTGACCTGTTGAGTCCTGACGGTGTTTGGAGATATTCAAAGTCACGTCCGAAGATGTTAAAAAGCGGAAAACTGGACTACGGAGATCGTCACCTGTTTGTACTTCATACGAATAAGTTTTCAGAGAAAGATATTGAACTCATTTGGTACTTGAAGAACAAAGCGTCGTCGCTTAAAAATGGCAAGGTGTATATTGAAAATCTGGAAGCAGAAGCCAAACAACAGGTAGAGGAAATGTCAACAGAGGCAGACATTCGTTATATGATAATGGGTAACACCTCTCCGGTGGCTAAGAACGAAAAGCTGATAAAGGAAGCGGCAGAGATTTTTGGCGTGAAAGACGTTGACAAAATGAAAATCAATCAGATAAAAATGTCTTTGTATGATAAAATAGTAGAAGGAGAAAAGGCCAAAGACAGGTTTGCCAACTTCAATAAGTTTGAAGAAATTGTAGAAGGCAACGTGAAGCGCAAAGCTGCTTTTATCACGCGGCGTGCCATAAACGACAGCATTGTTGGATACAGAGACAGAGCTTGGTGGATAAAAGAAGGGCGTGAATATGTAGAGAAATTAATAAACATACGTCCCGTTGACGTAGAACAGCGTGTAGAATTGTTGATAGAAGAAGTAATCAACAATCCTAACATACGAAGCAGGCTGTTTGCGGTGATGGGAGAATCAGAAAACACGACAGTAGAAGAACTGTGGGAGTTGGATCGTCCGACTCTTATGAGACATGCAAAAGACAGAGGGTTGCCAACGAGTACCAAGTCTACGAAGACTGAATTGGTAGAGATGTTGTGTAAAGACATGGAGATCGAATTTAAACCTGAATCTGCATAGTTTTGTAGGTTTCTTCTCGTGTTGTATCGGGGGTGGCTGTTGAGTCGCCCCCTTTTTTTATTCACAAATACTTGCATCGATGCGACTTATTTTCTATCTTTGCTAACGTTTCCGCCATGAGTAGTGGCGGTTTTAGAACTACTCACTTTAAATAACAAAATAATGAGCGAATTTGAAAACGGATATTATTGGGTAAGTTATAAAGGTATGAAACCTGTAATTATGGAAAAAGATAATTATGGATGGAATGCTATGGGTATAGAAACCGAACCAGATTTAACAGATTATAAAGTATTAGGAAAGGTAAGCGAATGGGATTTGAGCGTACCACAAGCAAATGAATTATCACCGCATGTTAGCGGTAGTGCTTTTCCTAAGTACGATTGCGATGATTGTAAACACTACCCCTGCCAAACAGAACCAGATAGCCACGGAAGCCGACAAAGAAAAATAGAATACGGTAAATGCGGAGACCATAGCGAAAGATGTGATTAGCATTACCGCTAACGGTAAATGCAAGGGTATGTGCTGCCATGAAAGTTGCACAGACAATGATACGAGTAAACGACAAAACAAATAAAAGCGATGGAAAAAATAACTTATTACACAAACAGCGGTGAATTTATAGCTGACAAATTACTGCCATGTCCTTTTTGTGGGGGTGAGCCTGAATTTATAACAATCGGAAACTACCACACAAAGAGTAGAAAAGCACAAATTGAATGTACCAAATGCCATGTAAGGCGAACAACTGGCACAATTAGAAATGACCTTGAATGGTGTGGACGTAAAGCAATTGAGGCTTGGAACGCGCGTTGGCAAGACAGTTCGGACGAGAGCGCAGCATTACCTTTGCATGATGTTAGCGCGTCGTTGCTTAAAAAATACATGACTTTGATAATTGATTGTGAAGGAGTGGACTTCCTTTATAAAATAGATACAATGCAAGATACACAGGAATGGACAGACGAAGAGGTTGAAGCTTTAACTGAACTTTCAGAATCAATTAGCAATGCGCGCTAACGGTTTGTACAAGTTGCGTTTTAAAACTGACGATTATTTGAAATACTAAAGTAATATTTTTAAAAGCGAAGCGGGGGCGTTTTCTCCTGCATAAATTTAATACATACAGCAAAATGAAAAATTTAAAAGAAATGACAGAACAAGAAATTCTTGCGTTAACAGATGAAGAAATTACGCTTAGAATTAAGCTGAAAAAGGCAGAAGAAGGAATTAAATTAGTTCCAAAACCCAAAATGCCTTCCTATTTTGATATTGAAGAACCTGACAAAACAGTTTATTATTGCGAGTTATTCGGTGATGATTTGTGTTTTGAAAGCATGGAAGAACTTACTAAATTGATTCAATTGATTTCTGGTAGCGAAACAAAATGTTCGGTTACCTATGACTACAATAAAGCCGGGTCTGAATATTCTTATATCACGTCAAAAATGAAAACACGTGGTTACAGCTATAAAGAATGGAGTGTGACTGGTTCGAAACGTGTTTATTCAATCGAAAAATACAATGCTTGTGTTGATATGATTGCTCAGAACAAAAAAATGAAAGAGCAATATGAAAAAGAATTAAAAGAATATGAAGCTGCTATTTCGGAAGCCAAATGGATTGAAGATGAAATAAACGACCGTGTTCGCGAAGTTCGTGACAAATATTGGAAACTAAATGAATATTGCCGTAAATTTAAACTTGATTATTTGCCACTTGCAGACGAAAATGAAGACGTGGCAATGAAGTTTATGGATAAAGCATATTCGTTAACTGACGAACAAAAGGAATACGTTCTATCAAATTATGCAGGATTAAATTCCTAAACAGCTTTGCTGTATGCGGGAGGGGCTTTTAAAAATATGGTTAATTAAGCTCCACCGTTGATTAGATGCACGGCAAAAATGCAATTTGTACTTTGTTATAAACTGTAGCCGTGCTTCTTCTAATCTTTTTAAACATACAGTTTTCACGGCTATTGTTTATAACGGTTGGTGTTTGTTTAGTTTGCCAACCGGATTGCAGAGAATTTTAATTGAAATACTAAAATATCAAATTACGCGCGATGGAAGATTACGAACAAGATTATGACGAATGTTGCCCGAAGTGCGAACATTCACCGACACACTACCGCAATTGCAGCGAATTGCACTGCGATGAAGGTTATATAGATGAAAATGACCTTGACCCGATAGATTTCATGGAAGGTGAAAGTTACATTATGTGCAATGAGTGTTACGGCACTGGTATTGAAGAATGGTGTCCAAAATGTGGTTACGATATTAGCGCACATAAGTACGTTGTGCGGCTGCGAGAAGCTAAATTGAAAAGCGCAAATTAAATAAACACATTGTTACCATGCCGAAGGGTACGTTTTGCGCTTACGTACCTTTCGGATTGCTTCAAATTTTCAAGCGCAAAATGCATGGTAACGGGAACTTGTATGAAGCGGTGGCGATTAGGAGCTACTACCTATCGAACCGCACAAAATTAACTTAGTAGCTAAGTGGTTAAAAATAAGCACATAACGCCACTGATTTATACAAAATGTTATGCTGCGTTTTTGTTATGATTTACAAATTAACTTTTGATGACGGCAGAATTGATTGGTGTACCGCCAAAAACCAATTACACCTATTAAAATCTTACGATAAAGATTATGATTTGCCATTGCAGGAAATTGAAAATATCGAAGAAATAGAGGAAGAACAAGCCAAAACAATAATGGTTACAAATACTGAATTTGACGAAGATAACCCAGATGATATGCCGGAACAATTATCAATTTGGGAATTGGCAGTTGGAGAAGATTTTGAAATAATCGCTTCTACGGAGTTCGTTTAAATGCAGCATAACGGTCGAGTGTATGAGTAGTGTGGCTTTGCACATACTTTCTTTCGACTTACAGATAAACTTATTTAGCCACATTACTTATACACTTTGTTATAGGTATGTAAAAATTTATGGATTATGAAAGATAAAGAAATTAAAGACTTACAAAAGTTTAGGGCAAAGGAAGAGTTGAAGATAAAACTACTTCAAGTTATTAACAAATATAAATCAAAGGAAGAACCACATATAATGTTATCAAATGATGATATTGTAAATGTTTTATCTTCAATGATAGTTAGAAGAACGGAATAAATTTTTATTACCTATAACGGAAAGCATAAGTTTTGACCGCAGTTGAATAACCGAAAAAATCTAATACGAGTATAAACAGTTTAAAATTACGTGTGATGGGAAAAGAATTACATATTATAAGACCAAAAGGAACAACTATTGGAGAATATGAAGTAACAAAAATTGGATTTTTGATGCCGAATGGAGAGGAAGTTATCATTCCTTTTAATAAAGGCACGAAGATAAAAGACATACTGAGCGAAGGCAATCCGTTGCTCGAAGTTGGTAGCGGTTTAAATTTATGCTGTGTTAGCAGCCGTTTATCCTTAGATGAAATAGAAAAAGAATCAAAAGAGTGGGCTGAAAGTAGGAGTGTTGGCAACAAAGAGCAGGACGATGAATGTGCTTATGACTTTAAATGTGGAATGATAACCGCAAGAAATAAACTTAGCAAATAAAATGGCTGCTAACGGTAACTTGTAAGTTGTCGGTTTTTATTAACGGATTAAATGAACGAAATTATGGAAAAAGTATTTAGAGTTGCAGACATTAGAAAATTTGAGCAACAAGTTACAAAAGGAGATATAAGCTATTCAAGAATGGTTGAATTAATGAACGAAATGGCGCATACGCACTATGTAGTTAATAAAAACTGCAATTTACAAAATGTTAACCGCCGTTATTCCCCAGAAGAAGGAAAAGTACGAGGCGGATCAACAATTAAATGGGAAACTTTTACGGACGAATCATATCACAATATGGTTGCTGTTAGACCAGTTGGAGACACCGACTTTAATTCACCGAGGTTATTTCATTTCATATTCCCAGAAAATGCCGAAAAATTTAAACTACTTGCTGAAATGGCTTTTGTTGCTAAGCCTAATGGCGGTTAACGGTAAGCATAAGAATAGTGGCGACAATAACGCACGAAAGTTAATAAAAGAGATACAGTAATATTTTATTTTTAGGGATGGTTTTATGTTTTATTATTACGGAAGAAAAAAACAAATAGCCAAGTATTATCCTGCTCCAAACTGCGATACTATTATTGAGCCGTTTGCAGGTGCAGCATCTTACTCAATGTTTGGCGACAATTGGGAAAAGAATATAATTCTCATCGAAAAGGATGAGAAAGTTGCCAATATTTGGGATTGGCTTATTAATAGCGCAACTGTCGAGGATATTAAGAATTTACCTGACTTAAAAGTTGGTGAAAGAAGTTCTGATTTTTTACATATTGTACATGCTGCAACAAAAATGGCTTTCCACTACAAAACGATTAAGGTAACACCTGTACTGGAACGAAATTGGGAAATCAGCCGCAGAATATTTGCTGAAAACCTTCACAAAATAAAACATTGGCAGATTATTAATGACGATTATTCAAGTGCGCCAAATATTGAAGCTACTTGGTTTATCGACCCCCCGTACAAAGGCAATGCAGGAATGGGGTACAGGCATAGCAGTAGATTGTTGGACTATGATAAACTCGCCGATTGGACATTGAAACGCAAAGGCGAAATTATTTTTTGTGAGGGTAAAAACGGTGATTATTTACCATTTAAACCCTTATTAAATTTGAAAGGTGTGGCTGGGAAAGTAAGTAAAGAAGTTATTTTTTACAAATCCAAATTGCTTTGAAAAAGCAAAAGTGCGAGGGCAAAATAAAATATGGAATTAGCGCAGAATGTTGATTAAATGTACCACACCAAGCCATTATTTTTATGCATTGTTATGCACCGTGCTTTTTGTAACTTTGAAACACGGACGTAACAACAAAGATGCATTTATGAATAATAGCATGGTGCATAACGGTTGCAACAAGTGGCGTTGCTGCCAGACAGTTGATTAAATGAACGGACGTTAAAAAAATAATTTTAGGGAGGGTTTTATGATTAATTTTTTCTTTGGTAACTACAAAATATTTACGCGCAATATCCCTGATTTATATTACGATTGGACTATTGCCGATATTCCCTACGGAATTGACGTTGCAAATATGGCTTATCTGAAAGAAGTTAATACAACAGTTAAACAGAAAAATGGAAATAGACTTAATCCAAACCGAAACAAAAAAGCATATAAACAAAAGGATTGGGACAAACAAACACCTTCTCAAGATTACTTTGACGAGATTAGGCGCATAAGTAAGAATCAGATTGTTTTCGGTGTTAACTATGTTGATTGGAAAGGACTTGGAAAAGGCAGAATTAAATGGGATAAAGGTGTTCCTGATGGTGTTAGTTTTAACCGTTATGAATATGCCTATTGTAGTTCGATTGATTATGAACACGAAATACAACTTCTTTGGGCTGGAATGTGCCAAGCTAAAAGCCTGAGCGAACCAATGACACAGCAAGGCAATAAGAAACTCAATGAAAAACGTATTCATCCATGCCACAAGCCTATTTTGCTTTATAAAAGACTATTGCTTGATTTCGTGGAACCTGGGATGAAAATAATTGACACGCATGGAGGAGGAATGAGTTTAGCAATTGCTGCAGATGAATTTGGCGCAGATGCAGATATATGTGAGATTGACGGTGAATACTTTAATTCTGGAACTAACAGATATAAATTGCACAAACGCCAACTCAAACTGTTTTGAAAAAACAGTACGTGGGTCGGCAAATTATTTTTTGATTTTATGCAGAAACTTAGCTATGAAATACCGAAGCAATGCCATTTGTTGCGTGTTAGCGTGCCAACGGGAACGGTTTTGCTAAACTGGTTTTCATGTTTGCTTATAAGTTTCAAGCAAAACTGCACGCTAACGGCTATTGTAAGAATAGTAGCCGTAAAATACGCAGAAAAGTTGATTGAAATACAATAGTTTAATAACCGATAATAGCTCTAAAAAGACCACATAGCAGGCTATTATTTTTACAAATTGTTATGTGGCGTTATTATTATGGACAAATGGGAAATATACGGAACTTTCAATAACTGGAAGAATCGAAACTATCACGAGCTTAGAAAAGAGTACGAAGGTGGGAAAAATTGCGGGGATTCAATGAGAAGTACTGACGATTGTAGTTTTGATGATTTTTGTATGGGTAAGTGGCAGCGACTTTAATGCCACATAACGGTTCGTATATGAAAAGTAGCGGACTACGAAGCGCAAAACTATCAAACTATGAGAAACGATAATACGAGTACGAACCTTGCAAACGGCACTAAAACCGCTATTTTTTATATATGGTGTTATGTGTAGTGCTTTATTAATCAGATTGTTAAACTTTAAAAATTAAATAAAATGGGATTAGATGTAAGAACTTACGGAAATATTAAACTTGCTGAAAACGAAGATGATTACGCATTTACAGCATTTGTAATAGATGATAATTGGAAGCATAAAATTAAAAACTTAGAAGATGGTAAATGTTATACTGGTGATAGCATTTTCAGAGGTGTTTCTTATCCTTATTCAGCACATAGCAGATTTAGAGAAATGTTGGTAAAATTAATTGATAGAACTGATTTACTTGAAGCTGATGGAAAAATAAAATGGAGCGAACTGCCTTCTGATATTCCATTTAATGCGTTAATTGACTTTGCAGATAACGAAGGTTGTTTGGACTGGGAAATTTCAGAAACTATCTATTCTGACTTTAAAAAATACAATGAAAAGGCAAAAGCTGAATTAGATGAATACAATTATTCAAGATACGAAACTTGGATGAAAACATTTGAAGCAGCTAAAAATAATCAAGGCGTGGTGGTGTTTTCTTAACATTACACATAACTATTATTAAAACCAATTAGTTTAACCAATTAATTTTCAATCAGATAAAAATGGATTTGACAGAACTGAAACAAAACTATGTCACTGTTTTGACTGCGCATATCCATTTTTGTATCTTTGTAGAAAAATAAATAAACATGCCAACAGGATTTAGGACAGCCAACCAGATAATAAACGAGTCGCTTGCCTCCGTACGTGACTTCGATCGAAAGTACTACAACGAAGCTGCTATGTACTTTGACAGGGGGTATCGTGAGTTTAAGTTGTTCAACGATTCTTCTTTTAAGGAATCGTGGGAAACAATTACTGCAATAAATACTGTAAACTATCCCAAAGACGCTATCAGGTTGTTGTCTGTCGGAGTGGTATCAGATGGAGAGATGTTTACGTTCACGCGATCTGACGACATGGTTGCGCCAATTACAAGCCCAATTGATTCTTTTTTAGATAGTGATAGAGGAGAAGACGACACCTTGCGGCGTGTGCCACAAATTGGCTATGGGGCTAAATCTGTAAACGTAGAATACTACTACTTTGACGACAGGAAAAAGCGCAGGATTGTGCTTGGCAGAGCTGCTGTTGACGTTTCTCGTTTTGCAGCCAGAGGAGAGGTGTTAGTGAGGTATGTTGCAAACGAGGTGGATAACTTGGATGCGCTGCATATACCTGACGATGCTTCCAATCTTTTGATTGCTTATATAGAATATAAACTTGTTGAATCGCGTCCAGACAAGTACGATCGTGGCTACATGGCAGAAAAGAAACAAAACTACAGAGAAGAAGTAAGGCGGTACGAAGCATTGGAACTGCCGTCGTTGCAAGACATGATAGACGTTATTTATGAAACATCGGGACAAACGCCGCGTAGAGTATGAAGACACTTTTGCCAATGAATGGAGGCATCAACAGAGATGCAAATCCGCTATATATAGCTTCTGACAGAGGCGACGTGTATGACAGGAGAAACTGCCGTGTGTATTCTTTTGATGGTAATAGAACAGGAATAAACGTTTCTATAAAGGGTATGACAGAGGTGTCGGCAAGTCTTCCGAGTGGCACGAATATAATTATAGGATACGTACAGGACAAAGAAAGAGATTGTGGAATCTTCTTCAACTACAATTCAAACGGAAACGACGGTATTTACATATTTACGGGTTCGCTTGTGATAAACTTGGGAGTGCCAAATGGTGTTCTTGGGTTTAGCCCATTTTATTTTGTAAGGGCATCAGTGATAGGAGACTATTGCGTGTTTACAGACAACCTGAATCCACCGCGTAAGATACAGTTTGTGAACGACGACGGAGATTTTCAAATCAATTTACTTTCAGGGAAAAGTGCAGATGACATACAGTTGATAAATAGACCACCCTCTTCTGCACCAACGTTTGTGGTGGGAAGTGATTCATCAAAGAAAAGTAACAGACTCATAGGAAAATCATTTCAGTTTGCATATTATTATATATATTCCGACAATACATATTCAGTATTGTCTCCGTATTCTGATTTGCTTGTAGCACCGTCTATGTTTACTGGTGACAAAGATTCTTACGTGGATCAGTCGCTTGGAAACCATGCGGTAGTTTCTTATAATGTTGGTTACGACAGTGTTTCAGAAGTTGTACTTGTGGCAAGAGAGGGAAATAGTGGGAATTGGTTTGTTGTAGACAAACATGAAAAAGATTCAGAAGACGAATTGTCTGTAATTTCAACCGTTTTTTATAATGATGTGGCAAGAGTTGGTGTGCAACATCAGGAAGTTGATTCTTTTTTTAGCGACGTTCCGTTATTGGCAAAATCTGTTAGCATTGTTCAAAACAGAGTTGCACTGGCAAATGTTTTAAAGGGATACGATAAAACAAATGTTGATTTTAGTGTATCTGTTGCTTACGAAGACTACGATTTAAATGGTCTTTTTACGGATATGACAAACAGCGACGAAATTAGTTCTACTAATTATATTATAAAATGGACAATTCCTACCGCTTTAATTAAGGGACAGATTATAAAAGCAACATTTAGTGGACGGTTTAAGAATGAAAGTTCTTATGATTTTGACTTTTATTATTCGTTTTCGGTTGTTGTTGAAAGCGGTGACGTTGTGTCTGATATTATAAATAAATTTGTTGCAGACATTACCTCGAAAGGAAACGGAATTATAACCACTATAAGAAAAGGTACTTTTATTACGGCATCTCCATATCAAAGTGGAAGCGACGTTGGAATACAGTTTTTAGGGGTCGCTGGAAGTGGTTCAGAGGAATATTCATATAGTGGCACATTTACGCAAGAAACAATTGTTTCGGGTGTAAATACATTCAAGGCGGGCAGTTATTATGAAGTTGGAGTTGTTTTGTGTGATGAACACTCAAGAACATCTGGTGTATTGAGCAAAAAAAAGATTTATATTCCAAGTGCAGGAGAAAGAGATTTTGCAGATGCTTACAAAAGGGCTTATTTAAACTTTACCATAAACAATACAACAGCGCCATCATGGGCAAAGTATTTAAGATTTGTTGTTACTGAGTCTGTAAGTTTTTCTGGCGTGTTTAATACTATTGTTGGTGCTTCCTCTGTTGAGGCAGTAAATGATGATAAAGATGTATTTGCTATATCGTTGTCTGAGTCCTTAGATTATGCTTTTACAGACGGAGACTACGTTTTAATTGAAAGTATTAGCGGTTCTTCTATAACAACGATACAAAAAACGTGTATAGGAACAAGAACCATAGTATACGATTCTGCCTCTAATGAATATTCTGGATTTTTCTTACTTATTCCAAACGAAGGAGAATCTATTTTAGATTTTGCAGGAAATAAGCTTACGATATACAGACCAAAATCAGACATAGAAAATAATGTTTTCTTTGAGGACGTTAATACTTATTCTGTAACGAATGGAGTTATACAAATAACAAGCGGTACCATTGATAATTCTGATGCATGGATAATAAACAGACAGTTTAGCGTCACTTTTGATATAGGACTCCCAAATGTATTACAAGGAATTAGATTAAACACAGGAACGTCAGGAACGGCTCAGTTTTCTTATGGAAGCATAACTGGTGTATTTACTTTTTATGACGATTATGAGACAACTATAAAGAGATTTGTTGCTCAATATGGGAATGATTTTTTAACAAACGGATTAGTTGTAGCAGCAGATGGTAGTGACTTATTGGTCTATGAGCCAGCAGGCGCGTCAACATCTCCAACAATAACTAATTTAACGGGAGATTTAGACGGAGACACTCTGTTGATAAATGAAGCAAGAACAGGTGTTTTGTATGCCACCGTAGAGGATTTCTATATAGACATTTATACCGGATTAAGGGCTTATGCTCGTGGTAGGAGTATTGTAGAATTATCAGATTTATCTCAAATAAGATTACAGGATTTTGTGTGGAGTTTTAATTATTTAGACAATACCAAGATAAACGGAATGTCAACGTTTAATCCACTGAACAGGAAGCAGTTAGACGAAAAGAACGGACAGATAAATGCCATCTCAGTAGTTGGCGACGTGGTAAAAGTAATTCAGGACAACAAGGAAACGTCGCTGTACATTGGCAAGGCACGTTTTGTAGACGGGGACGGAACCATCGGGCTTGTAAAATCAAACGACTTTATTGGAGACGCCTATCCGAGTGTGTCAGACTACGGTTCACGCTATCCGAACAGCGTAAGCACCAACAATCGTGACGTATACTATTTTGACGGGGACAGAGGGCAGGTGATACGATCATCGGCAAACGGACAGTTTCCTATTTCTGACTATGGAATGAAGTCAGAGTTTTTGCGGATAAAAAGAGATATGGACAATGCTCTGGGCGTAGACAGCAGAAGCGTGAAAATTATCTCTTTCTACGACGTAAGGAACGATGAGTATGTGATTACATTTGACATACGCGGAAACGTAGAGACGTGGGCTTTCAAAGAAGGGGCAGATCAGTGGGTGGCAAGATACGACTTTGAAGACGCTTCCGGCAATGCACCGAGTCTGTATGGAAATGTAGGAGAACAGGCGTTGTCGTTTTTGAACGGAAGCGTGTGGCTGCATGAGCGTAGCACGTCGTACAATACCTTTTATGGCGATTTAAAACCACTTTCTGTCACAGGACTACTAAATATATATCCTGAACAGGAAAAGTGTCTCAGAGCTGTCAAAATTGACTCAAACAGGGCTATGGACACAACGATTACTTCTCCGGTGGCAAACACGCGTCCTGTTGGGCAAAAGAGTTTGTTGTATGCAGAGAGCTACTCGTTGCGGGAAGGAAGTTACACGTCAGCCGTGTATGGCAACATTTTAGGGGCAGGTGGAGTAGAGAATTTGTCGTTGTTGCATTCCGGCGACGACATGGTTGGGAAGTACCTGCAACTGACGTTTTCAGACGAAAGTGCAAGTGAAATGCAACTGCGCTTGGTTACAGCCTCTTTTACAATAAATCGATAATATGTTTTACAACATGTAAAAATATTTGTGGATTTGTTGTTAGTTTTGTGTGATGATTGTTGTAATTGATATTATATGTAAAGCCATATAAATTGGTATAATGTTTAAGTATTATATTCACAAGCATACAATGAATGAAATGGAATTAAGAAAAGAAGAAATGTTTTAGAATTTTGTTATCAAGTTGTTGTTTGATTTGCAGCTAAGTAATTCCAGTGTAACTTTTGATGTTGTAGAAGACGATGATTTGGTTGAAAGGGGTTAGACTTTGTGTTTAGCCCTTTTTTATTTGTACGCAGCCATATTTGTATCTTTGCTGTAAAATATAGAAATATGCCAATACCATTATTAGTACCACTGATTGCGGCGGGTGTATCGGCTGCTGGGCAAATAGGCATGGGTGTAGCCGATTCTGTTAAAGGGAACAGGACGTTGAAACAGGCACAGAGCTTTTACGAACAGAACAAATTCGACATACCCGAATTTGCACAGGAGGCATTGAGTGTTGCGGAGAGACAGGGGTCTTCGATGCGTCTTCCGGGTGAGGATATAGCAAGGTCTCGGTTGGAAGAAACTGTGTCAGGTGGCATAGGTGCGGCACAACAGGCAGCTACAAGTTCAAGTGACGTTTTGGCGTTGTTGGGGACATTTATGGGACAAAAAGCACAGTCAGAACAAAACTTAATAGAAGCAGGGGCGCAAAGATACGATGCCAATCAGCTGCAACTTCAAAACGCGCTGGGAATGATGTCGGAATTGGAGCAGAAGCGTTGGCAGTACAACGTGCTTTATCCATATCAACAGCAGTTGGCACAGGCAGAGGCTTACTCTACAAGAGGGCGACAGGAGCTAAGTGGCGGTTTAAGCGCACTTGGAAGCATGGCTGGCGGTATGGCTCAGGTAGGTTCAGCACAAGGTCAATACAACAATTGGATGGCAAATATGGGGTTTACAATGGGAGATTTAAACCCACAGAACAGAATGCAGCCAATGGGGACAATTGGCACGCCGAGTTTGTCGTCTGGAGTTAGTACAAATCAATTAATGCCGATGTAATTATGGCAGATGGATTTTTAACAGGAGTAAGCAGGCAACCATTGGACTTGGTCTCAGGTGCGCAAAGTTTCATGCGTTCTGCGGTTGAGTCGCGTTTGGCAGAAATAGAGGCAAACAAAATAGAAGTAAGCGAAAACTACAAAAATTCGTTGAAGGCTATGTCTCTGTCTACCGTAGAGGGACTATCAGAAAATTTACGCAGAAAGTATCAAGGCAGAATAGAAGAATACCGCAAAGACGTTATGAACAAATTTCGTTCTTCTGGTGGCAAATTGAGCATGCAACAGGAGAAAGAAATTCAGGATGGCTATGTAGACATACAGAGAAAGATGGCCGGTGATGTTTCTATATTGAACGAAATACAAAAAGTTCAGGACATGGCATTGAGCAATCCTACGATGTACAACATAGAAGCACTTAGCACTGACTTGGGGCATGTTCAGACGGCGTTGGACAAAGGGGAATATACAGGCAGACCGTCCGTGTTGCTGATGAAACATCAAGTTCCTGTTAGCGAAGGCGACTTTATTGCCAAACACTACGGAAACGAAATGAAGGCGTTAGAGGACTTTGTTACGGGCGACTTCACAGGAAACATCTTCAAAACTACAGAGTTGACAGGGTTAGACCCGAACACATACGAGCTAACACGCCGCGCAAGCGACCTGCGAGACAGAATATTAGAAAACCCGTGGATGAAATCCAAATATACCAATCCAGACGGTTCTATAAATCCAGAGGCGTATGCTCGTCAGAAACAAGTGGCAGAAGACAACATCACCAGAATAGTTGAAGACATGAAGTCTTACAGTCCGCGTGCGGGTAGTGGCAAAGACAAAGAATTGACATACCTGACGCCAACCACTGTTGACGTAAACGGTGAGGACGTAAGCGTGTATAACGTTCCGGCTGGTATACCACAAACGAAAATGACCATTACGGTTGGTGGAAAGCTGAAAAATGCAAACACGGGGCGTATGGAAGAAGTAAAAGGAAATACGCTCGACGACTTTATTGTCAAGGGGGTATCACCAGAAACAAGAGAAGTGTTTGTTCAGGTAGAAGGCGGTGGTGTTTTGGAAAGAGACGGTCAGCCGTTGTTAGCCAGAGAAACAGAAATTGGTTCTTTAGAGGGAAGGTCAGACAGCGACAAGATGCAAGACGGACAGACGCCAAATCAAATTAAAGAAAATGCATTTAGCATACTCGTTGGTCAGTCGAGCAAGCCAAGTGAAAGAGATTGGACGCGTGTTGTAGACGCGAAAGTGACCGAGAACAACGACGGTTCATATACGCTTAGCGGCACACTTGAAAGGCATGGAACAAAAGCACTTGGAGTTGGCTTAGGTGGCGTTAGAAAAGAAGAAGATTTATCCAAAGAAGGCGAGAACCTGAAAAAGTCAGAACAGGTAAGCATAACCTACCAACCAATAACAGGAGGCAAAGAACCAAAATCTTATGCCTTGCCAATGGATGAATACAAGGATGTGTTGCAGCGCATCGTTGGCAAATTTGGCCTTGTGTACGACGGTAAGAGATACACATGGGACGACGTGTTTAACAGGCCTGAATTGTTTCAGAAGTCGAAGAAAACAAAAGAAGACGATCCGTTAGGAATATTATAATATGGAAGAAAAATTAACATATCAGGAACTCGCACTGAAGATAAAGTCCAAATATCCACAGTATAAAGATATGGACGATACGGTGTTGGTTGACAAAATGGTCTCTAAATATCCTGTATACGGAGAGTTGTTAAAAAAAAAAGACAGTGGCGACGAAGTTTCAAAATCTTCGGAAGAACCTATTACTTCGGTTGGGAGTGAAACAACCGCACAAAAATTTGGTTCACAACAGCTATTTGATAAAGATGGCAAGATACCTCAGAATTCCAAGTTAGCAGATAAGCCAAAAACAGAACAAGAATCAAATTTTGTTCCTGATACATATTTTGACGAAAAGATAAGCGAGGGTGATTCTCGTTACGGAGTTTCTATTTATAATTATTCAAAATCAAACATTGAAAAGAATGATGCTGTTTCTAAACACAACAGTATAATTGAAAATATAAACAGTGGTTCAGATTCTACCTATAATGCAATCATTGAGGATAAAAAGAAACAGATACAAACCGAAGTTGAAAAGTTGCAGAAACAATTTGATTTTAAAGAACCAACAAACGATCAGGAAGTTGATGAATACAATAAAAAAGTAGTTGACTTTAATAAACAGGCAAAACAAATTCAGGAAAAAATATTGTCAACCATTGACAAGGATGTAGAAGATTACGTTAATAAAACTGTTCCGTCGGTTATCGAAGATAAGTATATCGACAAAAACGATAAGGCACAATTAGACACAATGATTGAAAAAGAAATGCCTGTATCTTATGATGACAAGAAGAAATACATTGATAAGATCGTTGAATCAATGACTTATTTCTATGATGAAAAGGAAAAGAAAGAAGCAAAATCTGAATTGTACAATTATCTTTCTGAAAAACTATTATTTGACAAAGAGGGTAATCCAACGCAATATGCGTTAAAAAATCAGGCAGAAACAAGACTTGAAAAAGTAAATAAAAGAATATCTGAATTAGAAAATGAATTATCAAAACCACAATTCCAAAGGACAAGGCGGGAAATAACAAGAGGACAATTTGCAGGAACAAGGTCTTATACTCCGTCAAGCGAAGAAACTAAACTTCGAGATGAATTATCTAATTTAAGACAAGCGCAAAATAAATATCGGGAAGTAATTGCCTTACCGGATAAGCAAGAAGGCGTTAAAGTGGGTAAGTTTTCAGATGCTTTTACAGCGGAAACAGTTGCAGACATAGCAACCGGAGGGTTTGCTTCTGCATTTGTGGCGTTAGATGTATTAGGGAAAATCAAAAAAGGAGAAGATGCTACTGATGCTGAAAAGGAAATGTTAAACGCATTATCATTAAATAACGCAGCCAAAGGAGACATTAAAGAGAACATGAGGACTTGGGCTATCGTTGGACAGGGAGTTGCTGGTTCATTGCCTTTTGTTACTTCAATTATGCTGTCAGGTGGAACATCTGCGTTATTCAGAGCAGGCACTAAGAAAGCACTTGGATGGGAACTTAAAAATACGATTAAAAACAGGATAATAAATCAGGTTGGAAATGTTACTTCGGCAGCAGCAAGAGTTCCATTTTATGGTGGTTATTATGAGAGTTTAGCAGACAGACGTGCAAAAATTGAAATGAAGTACGACCCAATATCAGGTCAATTTGCGGCAGATGTAAAGGAAAGTGAAAAACCATTTATTGCAGATGCTACAAAACAATTTGTTACCACATGGACTGAATTTTATGCAGAAGAACTTGGTGGGTCTATTGCTGCAAGAGTTGTTAACCCATTGGCAAAAAGGATTGGTTTAAAAAATATTACTAATTCAGTATTTAAAAAAGTTACAGAAGCAACTAAAATAAATGACCCAATAACTGAATATTTAGAAGAAGTTGTAACAGGCGGTATGCAAATAGCCATTGGAGAACAAGACCCAAAAGAGTTTCTTACATGGAAAACCCAATGGGAAACCTTGCTTACCACGACAGTAATGTCAGGTACACCACAAGTATTGACAGCACCTTTTAGTAAAAACACAGAAGGACTTGCGAAACATTTTAATAAAAAACAAATAGCTGAAATAGAAAAAATATTGGCTATTGAAGATATATCTGAAAAAGCAAAGCAACTTACTCAATTTTCGTATGACAATAAAATAGGAGAGGATGCTATCCGTCAACTTGGGGATTACGCATGGAAATCACAAGCAGAACAAGCCGATAAAATTACAAAAGAGGAAGCTGAAAAGATAAAGAAAGATCAAACAGAGTTAGCAACCCAACAGGAACAACTTGACTATTTAAAAGAAAAAGGCGTTGAAGTACCCGATGGAACTTCGATGGAGAACTTAAATAAATTGTATAACGAAACAAAAAAATCAGAAACGCCAAAAGTAAGCGAAAGGGACACTAAATTAGAATTTGTTAAATCAAGGGGAATTGAAATAGCAGAAGATATTTCAGACAACGAACTTGATAAGACATATCGGGAACAACGTGTATCTAAAATTAAAGAAGATAATGTAGAATTTGATAATCAAATATCAGAATCACAAAAAAGGTTAGGGCTACCAACAACTCCAGATATTAAAATATCCGATGATACCGAATTAACGCTGGAACAGCTTGATAATGGTGAACCTGTTACCAATGAGTTTTTAAAGAAAGCCAGCGATGAGTTGTATAAAAAGTACAATGAATTAGAGGCAATGAAGCAGTCTGATTCTCGTGTTTACACGACAGAACAGATTGAATCCATGCAGGAATTTTTAGGTGAAGAAATAACTAAATTAGAAGATTATGCAAAAGAACAAGCAGAAACGGGTAAGTTTGTCGGCGAAACTGAAACTGGCGAAGTTACCGAAAGAGGAGCAGAAGAAGTTGTTGAAGTTAAACCAAAAATAAAAGAAGATGGCAAAGAAATGCAAGTCAGCGAAAGCGAAAGAGAAGATGTACCAGAATCCGAAACACAAGCCGCCGAAGGAGGTGAGACAGAGGCAGCGGCAGTTGCAGAGGCAGCAGAAGCGGAAATAAAGCTAGTAGAGCCACTTTCTCCCGAAGAAGGTGCTGTTGCTCCATTAGAAGAAGAAGTGGCTGAAAAAGGCGTAGAAGAGACAATAGAACGGCAGCAAATCGAACCTGCTGCCGAAATAAAGGCAGCAGAACCAAAGGTGGTAAAAGCCACCGGAATCAAACCAAAGAACTTGCGCGACGTGTACAGGGCGGGGCGTGAAGTATTTGGACTTGACAAATCACAGGCGTTGGCACAGGCTGTTGTTGTGGATAGAATTGTAGGCAACATCGCAAGACGGCAAGGTGTTGGCAAGGATGCTGTGTATTCTGGTGTAGAATTTAGAAAAGGATTGTCAGAAGAAGGCGCTAGGGCTCCACAGGGGGCAAAAGGAGCTATTAGTATCATGCGTGATGGTCGTGCAGTCATTAGCGCACTAACAAACCCAAATGTTTCCACGCCGCTACATGAAATAGCCCATCTGTACGAGAAATACACGACAAAGCCTGAACGCGACGCCGTGTTGAAATGGGCAAAGACAAAAACGTGGACAACGGAAACAAGCGAGAAGTTTGCGCGTGGGTTTGAAAGATATTTGGCAGATGGCAAAGCACCTGTTCCGAGTTTGCAGAAAGTGTTTGACCGATTCAAGGCGTGGCTGACTGACATCTACAACGGAATCACAGGAAGTGAAATAGACATTGAGTTGAACGATGCTATGCGCGGTGTGTATTCTGCAATGTTGGGTGAGGGTGTTGTAAAAACCAAAAAGCGTACAGCGGCAGAAACTAAACCAAGCACGACTGGGTTTGACGACGTGGACGCATTGTTGTTTCAGGACGTTTTATTTCAAGGTGAAGACAAAACAGAAAAACACACAAAGGCTGTAAACCTGTTGGTTGACAAAGCCGAATCAGCCAAAGAAGATGTTGAGAAATTTGTAAGGGAAAAACTTGCCAATGCAGGCAATCCGGTGCGTGAAGAAATAATTACTAACGTTTTAAAAGAAAGAGGTTATGCCAAAGAAAAGCAAAGTGGGAAGATGCGTAGCGAAGGTAAGCAAAAGCAACCCAAAGGGAAGGGCGATAGCGATTTGTCAGAAGTCGACAGGGCAGAGCTACAAGACCGGAAGAAAGACAAAAAAGTAAGCCAGTTTGGAAAGAGGTTCTTTACTGCTACGTCTCAGGTTTCAGAAGAAGTTCAAGACCTGATTGTAGAAAAAGGTATTCATTTGTACGAGCCAACCAGCTTGGAAGAAGCGGTGACTGTGGCTAAGGAAATGGCGTCGAATCTTTCGTATGAGGAGCTAAAAGACATCATAACATCCAACAGAAAGATGAACGAGGCTGTTCGTGCCAATATTGCCATTCAAACGCTAAAGAAATCTACTGCCGAAATGCGCCAAAACAGCAAAAACGGTGTTAGTTCTCCTTATTTGGTGAATTTGCAGTTGGAGGTACTAAGGTCTTTAAAAGACAATGTAAGCGCGGCTGGGTTGTTGATGAGAGCTACACAGGGTGATGAGTTTACCGAATACATAGCCCCGGATGCGTGGGTGCAGGACTATATCGATACCGTACTTGGATCGAGAAGAACCAGCATGAAAGAAAAGTGGTTCAACAGGGCTTCCGATTTGTTTGACAAAAAAGCAAAGCGGGCTGTGTCTGAATCGGTGTCAGAGACAATGGATGCTCCAAAAGTAAAAAAGGAAATAGAAAAAGCCAAAAAGAGAAAACCAAAGGCGCCAAAGTCAGAAGCAGCTAAAAAGCGAAACGACATTGTTGCCAAGTGGAAAAAGTCGCTGGAAAACAGGAAGACGCTGTTTCAGGCAGCAAGGTCTGAGTTTGTCTGGATGGAAGAAGACATTCAGTTTGCACGCGATGTCGTACAGACGTACATAGAAGACGGCGTGTACAACAGGAACGTGTTGGCAGAAAAGCTATCCATGCAATTTGAGAGTCTTGGTCTTCCGGTGGAAGAAGAAGTGCTTCGCAGGATTATCCCGGACGAGTTCAACGGTGTTCCGCTGGATAAGTTGTTTGAACGTCAGCAGTTGGACAAGGCAGCAGAGTCGTTGGCAACAAGGATATTTGGGTCGGTAATCGAGACTAAGAAAAAAGACGATCCATTGCTTCAAATGGTGAATACATTGCTTTCTAAATTCAAGGAAAGAACAGAAACAAAAGAGGTAAAAAAGAAAACAGATTTAGAAAAAGTAGTAGACGCCATAAGCAGGGTAAGCGACTACAAAGAGGTATGGAAAGAGGCACGTGATCTTGCCATTGACAAAGTTGACGCAAACGAATCGTTAGAATCAATTCAAAAGGAACTGGCAAAAGAAAAAATAAACTATGCCTACGACAACGCCACTAAGTTTACGTTTACTGAAAATCAAATAAGAGGCGTTGTTCGGGACGCAATACGAAAAAAAGAAATAAACCTCGACGACTTGGTTAGGTCGCACATGAGTGTAAGAGGGGCTACGCGTGAAACGTTGCGCAACTTCATTATAGACTCATCTGGATTAGATGCAGAGGGAGCAAAGACATTGTCTGATGCTGTTTATGGTGTCTATGAAAGGATGCTGACACAACGTGCAACCAACATTGTGTCCAAAGAAGCGAAAAAGATGGGGGACAAGGTTTCTGGCAAAGAGGTTGAAAAAAGAATCGTTGCAACAGAGACAGAGAGGCTGTTGGACATGATTTTGTTGAAGGCATTTGAGAACGACGAATTTAGAAACGCGTATGCCTCCGTGAAGGGAATCCCAAGGATTACAGAAGACCATGTAGCCAACATCGAAATGCTTGCCGACAAAGTAAGGGAAACACCATCTACGGGTGTAAAGAGAATGCGCAAAGACGACTTGCTTATGTACATGAGGCGACTGGAAGGAGTGTCTATTCAGGAGGCATTGGATACCCTGTGGTTTGCTGCGGTGTTATCCGGCGTGCCTACACAGGTAAGAAACGCTTATGGTGCCTTTGGGAACGTGTATGGTGATTTATTTTTGAAGATAGCATCCAACCCGTTAAAGGCAGCAGACATTATAAAGTCACAGTCGCGTGGGTTTAGATTTGGTAGAACAAAAGCAGGCGTTATATGGAGAACTGGAAAGTACTTTTTTGAAAATAGAACGGACGCTCCTATGGCGTCAGAATACGCCGTTGACAAAGATTCAAGTTGGACAAATCCGTTTAAGTTTGCTGCGTACCTGATGAGGTTTATGTCAGCCAACGACCAGCTTGCGCTATCCGTAGGGAAAGAGGCTTATGCTACTCTGCTGGCCAACGAACAGAAAAACGTCAACTATTTCAAAAAGGCTTTCAGCAAAGAATATCGCAGGCGTATCAACGAGGAGGTAGAGCGCGTTCTTGGGTTGTCGAAAGAACAGTTGGATGAATTTGACAGGATTGTAAAAGAAGAATCCGAAGAATACGGGTATGACATAAACGAACAAAAAATACGCAAGCAAGAGCTTATAGATGAAGCACGTCCTCTTGAACTGGTGAAAGATGCGGAGACAATAGCCGCCGAACTTACAGGAAATACAAAGGCTTATGGAACAATTGGATATTTGATTGAACAAATTGCCAAGCCGTTGAGAAGTTTTACTGTAAACATTAAAGTTCGCGGCAAAGACTACGCAATACATCCAACCAAGCTACTTGCCGTGTTTACCAAGATTTCTACCAACGTGGCTACGACACAGCTTTCCTTTACGCCGTTTGGATTTATGAACGTATTGGCTGGAAAACATGGCTTTTTGCCAAAAGACAATCCATTTATAAGAGAAATGTCACCGGCTAAAAAAAGAATTCACATAGCAAGGGCAACTGCTGGAACTGTGTTGATAGGATTGATATGGGGGTTAATGAATCCAGACGACGAAGACCATTGGTTTCAGTTGACTGCAAACGGAACAGGAAACTACAAAGACGAAAAAGAACTAAGAAGGATTGGGTGGAGACCGTATTCTGTTTTCATTGGCGGATACGATGGAATCCGTGTTTCATACAGATATACTCCATTTGCCCTGTTGATGGCTCCGCTGGGATATATGTCAGACAGAAAAAGATTTACGAAAAAAGGAAAAGAGAAATCCGAATTTGAATTGGTTGCGTGGGCTATGACAGATGTATTTACGTACATTGCAGATAATACGCCGTTAAGTGGTATGTTGAATTTCATGAACGACATAATTGGTGGCATACGTGGAGCCTCCGATATGGCTGAATCTGGTAAAGACGGCGCAAAGGCAGTAGCTAAAGCATTTCTAAACATACCAAAGGGGATATACGGTGCAGGGATAGTTCGTTCTGTTATAGACACGTGGGATAGCTTTACCCGCGACGAAAGAATGGAGAACAACAAAATCTACAACGACTATATCGACAGAACCGTGTTTGAGATATTGCCGTGGGAAGAAGACAACTTTCCGGCACGTGATTCATGGGGATTGCCAATGAAGCAGTACAGAACGCTGGATGAGTTTTTTGGGTTGAGAGACGAAGATCAGTTTGCCTCTTTGAGAGAATTTCACTACGAACAGGGCGCAGGCGTTGTTGGAATGCCAAACAGAAATCAATTGCTTTTCAGGGTTAAGTTTGCAGACGGGACACAACAGTACATAAGTCTTTCAAGGAACAACAAAAATCACAGGTATCTGTGGAATGAGGTGTTTCTAAAGAAACGTGGAGAGTACATGCGTGAAAGCATGACAAGTCTTAAAAACACAGGATACAAAAACGAAAGATATGTAGAAGAATTTTCAAAGAGAAAAACGAAAGACCAGAACAACGCAAAAGAGGATGTGTATCGCTATACGCTGAACAAGCCACTTCCTGTGTCGGAAAAGAATAAAGAGTAAGAAGCCATTTTTATGGCTTTTTCTATGCCTGTTTTTTTCGTGTGTATCTTTGTAAAGAAGTTAAAATCATGCCAACGATTGAAGAAAATATGGGAGACTACTTGGATCAGCTTGAGAAAATATTAGATAGGGCTGAAAGCGAGAGAAAAGAGCATTTTCAAAAAATGCAGGAGCAGCGTGAATTAAACAACAGGCAGCTTACTATGTACAAAGAAGTTCTGGATGCAAGCATCATGTTCAACAAAGAACGGTTGGACGGCATGGACAAGCGCATAGGGTGGTTCACGAAGATTGCATTAGCCCTGTTGCCATTTGTTGCTGCGTTTGTTGCTGCTGGGTTTACCGTGAACACGCGGGTGTCTAAAATAGAAGACTACGTTAGAGAACAAGACCCCGCACAAAAAACAGAAGTAACCAACAGCATTGGCGTGGTTGTGGACGAAACAAGAGACGCTCTGGAAAACGTTGGCATGGACAAAGAAGATGCATACAAATACGAAAAAGACGCAAAGGGCGGTGTGACGAGAGCAATGGGTGACATTAGTCGTGGAGTAAAATAAAATAATATGGCAAGTTTCAAAATAAAATGTTCAAAGAACAAGGCACAGACGGTGATTACAGTTAAGCAAACCGATTCTGTTGATTTGATTGGAGTAGCAGAAATTGTTGTCAGTTTGTATTCAGACGACATATCTACGGCAGACAACACCTATACACTGGACGCAACAGAACTTAGTGCTTTCAAAACAGACGGCACAGTTAACTTAAATGTGTCAGACGTCATTGGTGCAAGTCCGGCAGACGACTTTTATTTGGTAGAGTTCAGTGCAGACAGTGGCAGCTATTTGTCTAACAAGGCAGGGTTAGCTATTACGCTGGAAGCAGCCGGAAGGGTGTACTCAAAGCAGGGATTTGTCGATGTATACGCTCCAGACTTTAGGATCGACCGCGTGTTGCACACAGTTCACATGCTCTTTCAGGAAATGAATCTCATAGAAGAACTGGACACGTCGTTGCAAAAGAGGGCAGACTTCACTACCCGTCTTAGTTTGTTAAAAGAAATACTACAATACTGATGAATCAGGCACAACTGGACAATATAAAAGAAACAGCCGCAGGCGTGGTGAATCAATACTCAAGTGGATATGCAGACGCTATGCTGCGTGGTACAGAGCAGATAGGCGACCTGTTTGAACACTGTTTGAGGCTTCACTATCTTTGGGGGGTGTTGAACGAAGTGCGATTGAGTGGTACGTCTCTGTATGTGGGAAACGCCGTTATCTCCGGCGACGACGTAGAGGACGTATATTCAAAGATATGGCACTACAACGGAATATTTGCGTCCGTAGATCTGTCTGACTATTCAGATATAGTTGCAGACGACGGTGACGGTGGCACGAGCAATGGAGATACCGGCACAGGAATTTCAAGCGACCACTATCGGTCAAACGACATAACGTCGGTAGTAGGCACCAATGTGGTTACATTCAGTTCTCCGCTTCCAAGTTCGGACTACACTGTTACCGTGTACAACACAGGGGCAAATGGCTATCTGCAAAAGAATTTAGTGGTAAGCACAAAAACAGCCAACGGGTTTGTGTGTGGCGACGTATTGGAAGCAGGAACGTTAACCTATTTTGCAGTAATTGACCTATGATGAACAATAAGCCATATAAGCTCATTTTAGCCCTTTTTACGGCACTTCTCCTGTCGGGTGGTGTATTTGGTCAGGGGTTCGTAGAACGTCATATAAAAGGCACAGAAGACGTCGAGACGAACCTTCACTTTATCTATCAGGGGATACACATTCCCGTATTGGATCAGACCTATCATGAGTTCAGTGCCGATTCGCTTACATGGAGAAAGAGCTACGAAGAAGGAGACTGCTACATACGGTTTAACAACTATACAGACAATTCTGTAAATCCATACACCGGATACGAAGGCTATCACCCCGATTCAGGATGGTGGGTGTTTAACTTCTGCACGTGCAACGGAGCCATACCCGACAACATAGGCGGAGTAGATACGATGTTCGTGTATTACTACCAGACAGATACGACATACATAATTGACACCGTAGTCGTTCAAAACGATGCGCTGGATATAAACATTCCATTTCCCGATACGGTGAGTGGAAGCACTGTGAACTATCAGGATACGACGTACCATACACACGAATTGTATGTTTTTATAGGAGACAACGAAGACGTAGATACAACAGGCAGATTCGACGGAGCCGTGTTGAAGTGGAACGCTGTGAGTGAGATGTGGGAAGTGTCCTCTGATCTTATAGGCACAGGGGGAGGAGCATCACTGCGTGTCACAGAAGAAGACAACAACCCAAGCGTGGACAACGTTACAGAGATACGTGTAACCAATAGTCACCTGACAAACAATGGAACGGGAAGTGTATCTTTGGATTTGACGATAGACGCCAACGAGGCAGAGAATGACTTTTTCAGAACAGGGAAAGTCAGAGTTCCTTCCGGCGACAACTTCATAACGTTTAGTTCAGCCCTGCCCGACACAGACTACGTGGTGGCAAGCGTGTATGCGCAATTGGACTGGCAGCAGGCACGACAAAGCCTGTGGTACGACAGCCTTGCTGTGGACGGGTTTAGAGTGCTGGACGTCGTGGACAGTGCCTATGTACACTACATAGCCATACGGGATTTGGATTCTCTGTTGCTGGCACTGAACGGAACAGGACTGGTGTACGCAAGCGGAGCAGACACCACATTAGGTTTTTTGTCCAACTCTGTTGACGACAGTACAATTACTGTTTCCAACAACGAATTGCACGTACTGGACACAGCTCTGTATCACAACAACCTTAGAAATCTAAATTGGGCAGACGCAGGGCACACGATGGACGACACGCTGGAAATGAACGGATACAACGTGGATCAAGTGGGTGTAGTTGGTATGGACACATCGTATACTGTTTTGGGGTCAGAACCAATAGGTAGCATCTATTGGGACAGCGACAACGGAACGTACAGCTACGTGTTTGAAAACGGCGTGATAGGGCAGAACTTCTTCGAGGAATATTTTAGGGTAAAAAACGAAACAGGAGCGCAAATAGACAACGGAACACCCGTTATGTATTCCGGCTCGGTAGGAGCCAGTGGAAACCCGAAAGTAGTGAAGGCTATTGCCGACGGAACAAGAGCACCGTGGACGTTTTTGGGTGTAGCCACAGAAGACATTGCCAACGGTGGTTGGGGTTTGGTTTCGTGGAGGGGAATAGTACGCGGAATAGACACAGACGGAAGCCCATACGGTGAAACGTGGAGTGCGGGCGATACTATATACGTATCTTCTGCGACAGCAGGATATCTGACAAACGTTCAGCCCAGCGCACCAAACTACACTATATGGGTGGCTATTGTTTCTTCCGCAGGAAACAACGGGTCGTTGCTCATCAGACCAAGCTGGGACAGCAAAATAACTGATGCCGCCGACGTGAACGGAACCCCACTGACAGAAAGCGGACAGTTCCTCGTGTGGAACAACGACAGTTCTTATTTCGATCCAACGTGGAACGTAGATACCTTTAAGGTATTAGACGCATTGTACGGAGAGATGTACAAATACGAAAATACAACGGCCGCTGTCATTGGAACACAAGATACCTATCATGCGGTTGTGAATTTTACACAAGGAAGCCAAAACGGAGTTACCTACGTGGCAGGGGCAGAAGGAAGTTTCACGGCAGTGGCAGATTACAGCGGAACAGTAGCCGGAACAGTGTTGATAACAGACGTAGGACACGGGTTGTCCACAGGCGACATACTTACAATTCACAATACAACAAACTACAACGGCGTGTTTGAGATAACAGTAGTAGACCCGGACTCCTATTACATTACCGACACATACGTTGCCACAGAAACGGGGGATTGGGCAGCAGGTGACTATCTGAGATGTGATGTTGCGGGTGTGTACATGGCTACATTCCACGCCACTGCATTTGCAGCAGCAGCCAACACGCAGTTTAAGTTTGAGTTGTTCAAAAACACAACAGAGTTGAACAACATAGCTGCGTCGCGTATTTTTTCATCTACCGACTACGGGTCTATCAGCGGACATGGAGTTGTTACCCTTGCTGTGGGGGATCGCGTATGGTTTGCAGTGATGAACAGAACAAGTTCAACAGACATAACAGTGCGTCACGCAAATGTGACAATAAACAGACTTTGATGTAAAATAACGATATTTGTAAAAAAAAATAAACAATGGCAATTTACAGAGACACAAACACCAGATATGTGGGCACGATAGACAT